GCAGTTCTTTTAGGACCCCTCGGACGTGTTTGGTATTGTCTCGACGCACGAGAGAGAGTCCCTTCACGTCGATGTACTTGAATTCAACCTTTCCGGATTTACCCATCTCCCAGAGCTTCGCAGCATATCGCTTCTTCGAATACAGGAAATACGGCATGTACACCTTTTCGAGCTCCAAATCGTTCGGTTTCTTGAAAAGAGCCGTGCACTCAGCCGCCGCGCGCTCACCGAGTTCCCAGCTGTAATCGATCGCCTCCTGTCCGGTGCGACCCTGTACGTCGAATTCTACCATGACGCTATCGGTATCTGTAATAAGCTAGCTAGTTAGTTCAAGCCGCGCCGATGTTCAAACGTGTAAACTCACCTCCGTAGCGAACCTTTGCACCGGGAAAATTTGCCTCGACGTAATTTTTCGTCTCTTCAATCATGGAACGACCCTTTCGCGTCGTCGTCGATGCGATTTCCATAAGTGGGAGTATACCTTTCGATGCACCGGTGAAACCATACATGCTGTTCATGGAGATTTTGTAAGCTAACTGTTTACCGTTATATACCTCCTTCATGGACGCAGACGTCGCGTTCGCCATGTCTTTTTTAGCCTGTTTCCTGAAAGATTTCAGGTCATTGAGAATCTCGGGGAGAACGCTGGGAACGTTCTGTGCGAATCGGTGTTCACCGAACTGCTCGTACTCCACGCCCGGAATGTTGGCATATTTTGGGTCCATGACGAGAGTACTGTAGCACAAATTATGCGCCATCATGATGCTCGGGTACAAAGACGCGAAATCAAGAGCGGTTATCGGCGTGTAATACGCACCCTTCTGTGCCTCGAGCACCGTAGCACCCTCGTAGCCCTGCTCCGGTTGACTTCCGTACTCGAGTGCAGGTACCCTGAAACCGGATTCCATGGCCTTCTTTGTGAGCTGCGAGAAGACTTTGATTTGCTGTCCACGTTCTACGAGGAAACAAAGGGGTACCCAGGTAGCTTTTGCCATCTCAAGAAGGTTCAGGAGCGTACACAGCTTCTTAAGTAGACGATGTGGAAGAAGGGTATCCTTCACGCAGTATTCAGCAACTTCCCTTAGTTTGACCGGGTCCCCTTCCTGAAACCGTTTGAACATCTCTTTCGGCGGCATGTCAATCTTCTGGTCCCCGAGGTAGAGTTTGGACACGTTATCCAGTTTGTATGAATCGAGTTTGTACCCTTTCTTGACCTCCCCGAAAAGATCAAACACAAAGCGCCCAGGCATAGGGATGAGTTTCAGCGTGTTGTCCCCGAGCGCAGACGAACTCAGTTTCTTCTCAGTCATCAGGCACTGATGGTTTTTGAAGCGCCCTAGCTGCATGGCGTCCCATAGACATCTTCTGTACTGCGCGCGTCGGTATAAGTACTCCAAGTCAAAACCAAAAATGTTCCAGCCAGTGAGCACGTCCACGGAACTCGTCCGGACGTACTCCGTCCACGCCAACAGCATGTCTTTCTCGGTATCATAGCTGAGAATGCGCGTGCCGTCCGAAAGGTTAGGGTCTGTCTGTTTATAACAGAAACAGACCTTGTCGTACGGTTCGTCTTCACCGAAGCGACAGAGCGACGCACCTATTTGAAAACACGCGTCGCCCGGGATCGTTGCGTCCGGAAATTTACCCGTCGATGAATTCGTCTCGATATCAAATGAACAAACGACGAACGGGGCGATGTCATCTCTCGCGACGGGTTTTAATTTCGTCCAGTCCTTGCAGAACAGGTCGATATCGACGTGTGCGATATTGTTCTTCACGCACGACTTACACGTGTCGAGCCATCCCGTGCTCTGTATGCCGGTTTCGTGCATCAATCTAAGCACGGGATCGATGTTTGACTCGTAGACGCAAAGTTTCTTCGTACCACGCGAGAGCGCTATCGGTTTCTTCAGGAGCCAATTCGCACGTCTGCGCATGGCCAAATTGATAAAGTCGAGGCGTAAAAAGTTTTGTTCCTCGTTATTCGTGAATCCCCATATATCCTTCGCCCGCGTGATAGAACAGCCCACTAGGGCACCAGGACATGCATCGTCAATTGCAGCGTAGATCTGACGACCCACGTTCATGTCTGACTGCCCAAGTCGGACGAAAAAATAGGGCAGCACCGCCGTCGTGACGCACACGGACTCGCCATCGGCCGTCTTTCCGAATATAGACACCAGGTGATGAGCGTCGCTATCACCGTCGACGATCCGCGCGTCGTCGCGAGCCTCCCAGGTGAGCGCTTGGAAAACTACCATGTCGTTTTGTGAGGTATCGTTCCATTTTTTTATATTGATATTAGATATATAGACGAAATGTCAGGATTGGTTGAACTGGTTTCAAGAGGTGAGCAAGATCGCCACCTAAATGCATCGCCCGAGATTTCGTTTTGGAGGCAAAATTATAAGAGATACACGAACTTTTCCATCAAGCCAGAGCGTCTCGACTTCATCGGGAAGTTTGATGCGAACCAGGAGGTCACGATCCCGATTCGAACCAAGGGTGACCTTCTCAGCTACGTGTGGATCGAGTACCCAGAAGTTGGTTCGGCTCGCGCAAACACCAAGGGCTTGCACTCACGCGACGCAAACCCGACAGAATTCAGCCTTTGGATTGGCGGGCAAAAGGTGGTCGAAATGGATTCTCTCTTCGTCCAAGGCGTGAACAACGTCCTCTACAGAGGCGCCGACAGTACGTGCGCGGTCACGACGAACGATGTCCTCGAGAACGCCAAGGGCACGAATAACAACGCCGATCACTACATCATCCCGTTCTTCTTCAGCAAGGAATGGACAAAGTGTTTGCCACTCATCGCGATGCAATACTCGGATGTCGAAATCCGAGTCAAGTGTCGCCCCGGTCTCAATGTGGGCACGGGTGTCACCCCGAAGGTGTATGCAAACTTTGTTTACCTCGACGTCGATGAACGCGAGTTCTTCGCTAAGACCGAGCACGAAATGCTTATCACCCAGGTCCAGCACCAACCCGCCGAAAAGACGGATCGAGAGTACGATCTCACTTACTTCAACCACCCATGCATGGCCTTCCATATCTGCTCAGGTGAATCGAACGGTTTGCTTTGGAGCAGCGAGTGGAGTTTCGACTCCGCGACGATGTACGTCAACGGCATCCCTCTGTTTGAGAACATGTCAAAAGTGTACCACCACACGGTCGTCGCGGAAAAGCACACGAGTGGGCTGCCGACCGCGGCGCTCGACGGTGTTCCAGTATACACGTGGCCGGCGGCACTGAACTTGGACAAGTCGCAACCGAGCGGTTCACTCAACATGAGCCGAGTCGACACGGCTAAGATTGTCCTCCAAAACCCGACGTCCGGCGCGGGTAACTCGAGCATTCAGAGATTGTACGCGGTGAACTGGAACATTCTTCGCATCAAAAACGGCCTTGCTGGCGTGGCATACGGAAACTAGATTGAAATAAGGTAGTAAAAGGATCTCGGCAGATTTATTATGTTGCTTTAACATAATAAATATGGGCATGTCCGGAATAGCCGTGCTACTGGCGTGTTGCGCCTGCAGTTGCTCGTCATCAGCAGGCAGCGCTTACGTCGCTGGATTTATCCCAGGCACGAAGTCGTATTTCAAGAAGAGGTTCAAGATTGATAGGTTGCGCGAGGCGACAGAGAATTTCGTAGCCGCGGAGAAGGTCGCCATTCAGAAAAAGCAGGACGTCGTCAATGAGAATAGAGCGGACGAGTACTACTCCGACGGTAATCAGGAACGCGTAAACGATCAAATCAAAGAACTCAATCAAAAGATTCCGATGTTCACGTGGTGTGAGACCACCATGGACGACCTTCGAGCGTTCCGGTACGAATCGGATAAAAACAACGCCCTCGCGGAATCCGTAATCTCGACCGCGGGTATCGACGCGACCTATGCACGCGAAGACATTTGCAAGCAAGCCGCTGAAAAGAAAAGCATGTATAACGCCGTTAAAAATGACCCCGCGTTTACGTCATCAATGCATGTTCTCGACGCGTGGGAAGCCCCGGAAGATTACGAAAACGATGGTATGATGGGACTATGGAACATGGTCCACGGAAAAGCACCGGGTGCGACGTGTGACGCGTCCGCGCCGCCCGTCAACGGGCGCGTGGGCGATTGTACCGATCAGCTCCAGTCTGGTTCATCGTGCCAACCGACATGCAACGATGGGTTTGAGGTGACCGGTGCCACTCTGTGCGCCGATGGAGTCCTCTCACCTGCGTCGTGTCTTGACGTAGCCGACGAAGACGAAGATGCCGAGGAGCTGTTACCCGAAGCCGAAGAAGATGATACGGTCGCAGTCGATATCGATGTCGACGCCGAAGAAGACACCGACGGACTCGCAGCCGTAGACGACACGGACCCAGTGGACGACGAGGAAGAAAATATCGAAGCGTAATGTAATGGTGAAGCCAATCGTCACCGGTGTCATCGTTTTCCTTGTGTACATTTTCGTTCAGCGCCGTAGACGAGAGGGCATGATGTCAATCGAAGTGTTCGGTGATTGTGAGTGCACCGATCGGATAAGACGCGTGGCGTTAGACGACGCAACAAAATCGCTGAGCGCGGCGGGAATCACGACGTCGGCCAAACAGACGGACTCTAATGGTTTCAAGTACATGGGACAAGTTCCTTGGAAATGTGTTAAAACGCGGGGCGTGATGGGAACTGTAGAGTATACTTATGACAACAATACAGGCGGTTCGTTTGATTTGGACCCCGACGGCACGACGCATGCGACGAACGGGTGCCACGACGGTGTTTCGGGGCGCCACCTTTTCGTTAACTGGAAAAGGATCGAGTAGGTCACCCCGTGGACCCGAATCCGGATGCCCCGCGCTCAGTCTTCGCCAAGGCCTGCTCAGTACATTCTTTCACGGGGAGAACGCGTATGCTTTCTAAGATGAGTTGCGCAACTCGGTCACCCGCCGTCGCCCGAAAAGTTTCGGACCCTTGATTGAAAAGCAAAACCTTGATCTCGCCCCTGTAGTCGGCGTCGATGACGCCTGCCCCGACGTGGATCCCGTGACGCACGGCGAGTCCGCTTCTCGGGGCGAGTCTCCCATACGTTCCCGCAGGTAGTTCGATTGAGATACCCGTATCGACGAGAGCGCGCGAACCAGGCTCGATAGTAAAATCATACAGGCAGCTAACATCGTATCCAGCAGCGCCGTCACTACCACGGACAGGTATACGAGCGCGGTCATCATTCTTGTGAACCAACAGACACGCGCCGGGCTGGCACGATCTCGCGGACATTCTATATAGCTATGTCTACCCATTTTCCTAAATGTGTTTTTTCATTCTCGGTCGAATCAAAAAACACACGCTACATTTCGAGAAACGACGATCCAAGGGTGTGAGTAGTGATCCCAGCGCAGTCGAACGCACTCATGGGGCTCGAATAGTGCTTCTGAGGAGAGCGTTTTCGCGTCGAAGGCTGCGTATTTTGGATTTAAGCTCCTTAATGTATGCCATCATCATGCTTGCGTCTCGCTTCGAAATCGCGGGCCGTCTAGTACTCTGTGTAATATCAGCACTCGCTACTTCTTCCGTGAACGTCACGGATTTCATCTACTACTATACAATACAATAACTAAATTTTACACGGGTTTGAATCTACTCAATCTAACACCCAGGGATTGAAGAGAGCGCCTCTTCTCTCTTGACAGACGCGTATCTTCATCTTTCTGAACCTCCAGCCAGAAAAATATACCGTTCCGATCCTGGAAATATTCAGAAAGTATGTCGAGATGGGAAAATTTGCGCTTGAAGTCGTTGAGTCTCGTGAACATCGACAACCACTGATCGGACGACGGCACGACCCACTCGTTCACGTTAGAAGGGTCGTCCAGGTAATCACAGCACCTTCTAAGCCAGGTCGTGAAGTACGCATTATAGTCAAAATCCACAACCTCAAGCTCTACCGGGGGGTCAACGTACATCTGGAGTTCGAGCATTTCCAGTGGAAAAGCCCACGTGAGGATTTCGTACGGATCCGTGGTACTACGTAAAGCGTATCGAATCATGTCAGAAGTTACGAGACCGCGCCCTTGCTTACGCTTTCGCTTCTCATGCTTCTTTCCCTCGGCATTCAGATACTCTTCTCTGGTCAAATCGATACTCTTTGCGAGTATGATTTCCTGGATTTCAATTGGCAACGCATCCCACAGCGACATCCTGATATTAACGCCGAAATTTCTCTTACTACAGGCGTTCCATGATGCCATCCAGTAGTCTCTGAACGCGGCGTATCTCGTCGCGTATCTCGTCCATGTGCAAGTCGCTCCCACGGTTTGAAATGTTTCTCTCCGCAAACAAGCTTTCGACACGCTGTAGTTTCTGGATGGACGTGATGATGTCCGTGCCACACTTCAGGTACCATGAAGCAGCGGCGTCGAGAGCTCTTTGCTGAGCGCGAGTCATTCCATTCGGCATCCGACAGTTCGCTCTGACGATAGTTGTCATTTTATTCTTACAACACGAGCGTCTCTAAATTCTGTACATAAAGTTCGTTGTCTATGATAGCGTCGATTTCACTACCTTTAAAAGCTATTTGTTCAACGGTACCTCCAAATTTTGGGGGCAAAACCTCAAAATTATGTACCCACAAAAAGGACGTGTTACACCTCATCGCCATTCCTCGAAGCGCGTCTTCGTCACGACTCTCAATACCCATCAGGGACATCGACACCCCGAAGTCCTGTCGCACCCTTTCATCACGGTTTATACGCGTAAGGTTCGTGGCCGACATGTCCATGGTCGGCCATTTTCCATGTTTACTCTTGAAATTTGCCAGGTAGCGCATGGCCGAAACCGCCGAGTGTTCTTCCTTGAACGTCATGAACCTGGGCTTACCATCTCGATCTACCATGGTGAGGAACTGCCTGGGTTTTGATAAAGTCAGGTAAATGAAATGAAACGACATGCCATTTCGTTTGTTATACATATACCATTTTTTCTAAACGCGTTTTTATCCTAGAGAAATAAACAGCTTCACTCTTAGCAACCAATGAGCGATTTCGTGAAAGAATTCAATCCACGTGAAGAATCACATGTGAAGTGGCTCAAGGCTATCGGCGAGGCCATGGCCAAGGCGACGAATGGCAAGAGAGTCAATCTGGACTCGGTTGTCAATGATAACCCGATGGGATGCACGATGACGACGATGCTCGATTTTGCCTACGTTCACTTCCAACTCGCGATGAAGTACGCCAACGCCGTCTTAAACCGGGACGCGTTCGTCCCTAAATGATAAATACTCGTCGAGTGTGAAATCACAGTGCTCAGAGTTTGCGTCCATGCGCACTAAGAGCACCGCCCCGAAAACGATTTCACCATCGAAGGGTTTTGGAAGTACGTTTTCGTTTCGAACAAGTGCACCGTGACTCTTCACCAAGACGACATCTATCTCTGGCCACTGGCCGATGAAAGTCGGTAGTCCCTGGACCGCGCGAACCACCTCGTTTTTTTCAGGTGAAATGTCGAGCTCTATCTCTTCGATCGAATCGCGCGTAGTATGTATAATCACAGCCCTTGCCATTTAATGTAAATGGACATTATTACTGGATGACAGACACGTTTAGAGACAGACGACGTAAGAAGCATAAGAAAACATGAGTACCAAACAAAACACTCGAACATTCGTTGTCGAACGGCTCTCTGAGTTACTGAACTTACCCACCGAAGACGCAACAGTGATTAATCTAGAAAGAAGCATCAACAACCACGCAGTAAATGCCATGCAGAACCACGAAGAAGCGGCGTGGGATAACAGGAAATTCGTCGAGGTCTATAGGCACAAGTTCCTGGAGCTACAGGCGAACATCAGGAGATGCGAATCGTTCGCGAACAAACTCGCAGACAAGAAAGTAAAGTCCGTGGAAGCCATTAGTATGAAACCATGGGAGGCAGTACCGGGAGGCGCGATGGCGAAAGCGAGGGATGCACACATTCACAACGAGATGAGAAAAGAGTGGTTCAACAGGGAAAATAGGAATCAAGAGGGGTTTTTCACGTGTTCAAAATGCAAGAGCAGGAAGACGACGTACTACCAGCTGCAGACGAGAAGCGCCGACGAACCAATGACGACGTTTGTATCGTGTTTAAATTGTAATAGAAATTGGAAATGTTGATTTTATTTAGAGAAATGCACGGAGACCAAGTATGTACGATCCACCGAGTGCACACTATTCCGAGATTGACGTTCAGGATGTCGATCAGAAACATGTGTTCGCCTTCATGGGTAAGAGCGGGCGAAGATTTTACTGGCTGACTCGGCGTTTATCTCTCGATTATCTGTGGTTTGACTTTGACCGAATGAAAATAGAGATATGGGGTCCATTCAGCATTCACGAATCCGCAGGACATATCATTAGAGCGGAATTGGACCATTTCCTCCAAGGTCTAGAGAGTAGAGATGAAAATAATACAGAACCATGAATACCAGGAGAGAGATTGAAGATGCCGGAGGGTTGGTGAAGTACCTCATCGAACCACCACCCACGTTTTACGAAGGAGATCAAGGGCGCGCAGTGGAGATAGAGGTCGAGGGTCGTGCGCGCGAAGACAGTGCGGCGGTCCGTGTAAAAGAGGTGTCGAGGGACATCGATCGCGTGTACTTGCAGCTGAAATACACGAAGAACAGGGTACGAGTCAAACTGAACGCGAGTTTATTGGACTTACATGAAAGATACTACTCCAAGGGGAAAATGCCACCCATCCGATCTATTGTCGCGGCATACAAATCCCTTGGTTACTCGGAAGCGTTCCTAGAAAGACTCGTGAAAGGGAGAGAGCGCGCGAAGAGACTCTGTTCTACCCCGTTCGTCAATGCGTTCGTCGCACAGCCGCAGCGGACAAAGAAGGCGAAGAAAACACCGACGGTTGAAACAGAACCAGAAAGCGACGCGTCCGAATGCAATTCGGATGAAGAAGATACTAGCGATCACGAAGATGACGGATTTGATGTAGATACCAATGAGGATGTGGTTGAAGAACCCCTAGAGGATGATTTCGATGAAGAAGACGATGTAATGGATACATAACCCGACGCACGCATGGAAGACGTTTTCTACTCTTTTCCCCACGTGATAGAGTGCACATGCGTGGGTCGACCGAGTTGCGTTGATATCGCGAACGCGTTCCCGACGTTGGGTTTCCGATGCGCACGAGCGCGCGAGGAACACGGGGTACGAAACGAGTGTTGTCACCACTGGAATAAGTACGGAATCAAGAAAAAGACAACATTCGAAACACATTATCATAGGTGCAAGAAATGCCAAATCCGAAAAAGGGTGAAAGTGCGAAGAAAAGACGGAAAGACGCTGAGCGTCTTCCTCACAAAAAGCTCACCATGCGCGCAACCAGTCGGGCGCAAGCGAGAGGGGCACACGTGTGCAGGGCGACCCGAGTGAACGAAAAGACCAGGAATCAACCTCGATCCAGGTTTTTCACCGTTCCGATATACGCCGACGATATCCCACTCGCTAGAAGCATGATAGGAAGAACTATCGGGTACGACACGTCCTCAGGCTTCACACCCGTCGATGTCGTGGATATCGCCGTATACGACCCGTCCCACGGTGCCATGACGGGACAGCTTTTCGCAGTCGTGGAACTTACGCGAAGTGCACCGATCGGTGTCTTGACCGCGTACTTCGGCGACGCGACCGTTATTTGCTCGAACGCGGCGGACGCGTTCGTGTGGAAGAAACTGTTTACGAGAATAGATTTGTAATTTTAACATCATTTAGATGGTATTTAAATTCGATCCCCATTATTCGACGGCATGCATGGCGTCACCCAAGCCGATACCGTCGAACGGAACCGCGAGCGCGTATGCGCTCGTCCGCTTGGAGAAAGCACTAGAGAAAGTACCTTACGGACCGACCGCGCACGTCGCGTGCTCGAGTGAGCGCGCAATCGTCCCAGATATAATGCGCGTGATCAACCGGAAAGAAAAGACGTACCTTATCCGAGCACGGACGACCCGGGGGCGGCGCATCTTCGACGCGACGCTGAACGTTTTTGCGATCACGAGGACGCCCATGGGGGCGAAAATACACGTACACGCGGACAGTCCGTGTCAGATTTTCGTGAGAAACACCGAGTCCGCGCACCCACGCGAAGTACACACCTCGTCTTCCGGCGACTTTCCAAAACAGTTGACGATCCTCAACCTCAACGAAGGTGACATCGTCCGGTTCGGAGGGGACCCGATCGTCGACGGCGAACGCAACCCTTTCGTATACATATTCACGAAGGTCCGTCGAGCGAACGAGAAGCGAGTCGCGGGATGCGCGAATCTCCACTGTGGGGTGTGTCGCGACTACTTGGTCGACCCACACCACACAGACTGCATGCATGCGATGTGTCTGTCGTGTGTACATGCAATCATGAACACGGCGGAAAGGAAGTGTATCAAATGCGGTGAGCCGCTCAAGGGGAAGCTCCGTGCGTCGAGCGGCCATGCGTCCATGATAAAGAATAACATCGAGCCGTGGCTCGACCCGAACGATAGGTTTTATCGTAGAGCGCGACAACTTTTCGCCCGCATCGACCATCGACGAGTGGTCACCATGGTACGTGATGCGGGTAAAAGCGGATGCATCGCTTGAGATGGTCCCTGAATTGGGTGAGCTCGTCTTTTGTAACAATACAGTCTAACATACGCTTGACGTAAGCATTATATTCCCGGTGTCCGTACCCATGCGTCAGACGATCAACCCGAACGCGCATGACGAGTTTTCCGACAGGAGTTGGCATCATGATGATATTTTCCGACGCATTCACGTCAAATCCCGTTTTCCGAACGATCGGGTGTTCCTTGAACTGTCTAGGGATAACGTGATGGTCCTGCACGAGACCGGTCTTGAACAGACCCTTGCGGATCTTAAAGTTACGTCGAGCGACGCTACCGTATCTCATGTCTCGGTTATAATATGTAGGGGTGTTTTTCACGCTCCTCCTCTGTCCTGATGAGCTGGACGACACCGAGGAACAGAACCGACAGGAACATCGTGTTCTCGAAGTCACCCGTCGCGATGAAGCTCACGACGAGGAGGAGGAGTGTCCTGGCAAACCGAGTACCGAGAAACGATTTGAGTCGCGACGGAGACTCCGTCACGAGGGACGTGCGCGTCATGATTAGGCCCATAAGGCTTATGACGAACGGTGACTTTATGAATGCGTCCACGCGCGCGTTGTAGTTAAAGCCCTCGTGCGTGACCAGTCCCAACGCACCTACGGTGGTGAGCACACTCGGCAGTATCAAGGAAGACATCTTATACATCTATTACACATTATTATCGGGTCCCGCGTTCGATGTCGATTTCTTAAAAAGCTTTCCGAGAATGACCCAATTCCTTCTCGCGCGCTCGCGCCCGCCGCTCTGCGTCGACAGAATACTCAGTCCGTTACACACATCCGGGACACTCATGTTCGCGCGTGCATCTTTGAAGTGTTCGTTAAATGCAGCGATCGCGACGGCAGGTATGTCTGGGGCGTCGTCGAGTAAGCGGTCGTAGTCTTTGCGCATCTTGACGACGTATTCAAGCATGGGTGGTCGGTTTTCGCGTTCTATGCTGAGCTCCATGTCTATGTTGCGATAGAATTTGCTGTACGCGTTCGCCATGACAGAGTGCCGCTCAGCGAGATAACTACTCTGTGAAAACTTTGATATGCTCGTTAAAATACCACCTATGACGTTTAAAAATGCAAAGAAGTATTGCACGTACATTATTCTAGTCTTCGTGTCGTCGTCCTTGTTGTTGTTATCGGGAGATAGGACAGCGAAGCCGCCTACACCGGTGATTGACGAGATGACGATGCTCGGGTAACTCATGATGTCGTTCTGCCTCTTGTAGTGGAGACGCGACCAGTTATGGAGCCATCTATAGCCCGCGGCTTTCTCAGCCCAGTGCCTCAGGAGTTCCTCCTGCTGTGTGCACCACCCCGCTGCACAAGAGGCACCGATGACGGAATCTTCGGAACTCATATTTTACGCGCAGAAGAGTTTTTCAGTTCAGTCGCCCGAGCTCGCGCGAGGGCGTCGACGGCTTCGTTCTGTGGGTGCCCGTTGTGCGCCTTGACCCAGTTCCATTCCACTGAACGAAAAACACGGGCGGCGGCATCTATACTCTCCCAGAGCTCTCTGTTTTTCACGGGCTGCCCATTCGAGGTGATCCAGTGGTTTCTTTTCCAACCGTGAATCCATGTCGTGATGCCGTTTTTACAGTAAAAACTATCCGTCCATATCCGAACGTCCATCGCACCAATTTCTCTGCATTTCTCAAGTGCCCTTAAGATAGCGGTAAGCTCCATGACGTTGTTCGTTGTCCCCTCGTGAGCACCAGAAATTTCAAAATCCTTGCTCACCGCGGCCCAACCGCCATAACCAGGATTTCCCAAACAACTCCCATCGGTCCAAACGTCGATCATGGTTTGTTTGATTAACGCGCTTTCGTCTAAGGCAGTCAGGCAAAAAAATCTTGATTAAAGGTATATGGGAAGTTGCTCACAACCAGGCAAAGAGCCCGCCAGGAAAAGTTGGCTATTCAAGGACTGCGGGTGTGGATGCGGTGGCACGAAGCAGGAAAAGAAATTCATCACGTCCATCATCAGTGGTTTGACGTTTTTTGTCGTCGCTAACCCGAACACGTACCGAGCCATGCGTAAACTTTTAGGTACGCGCATCGCGTCCCCGAACGGAAACCCGACCATGCTTGGGCTCGTCGTTCACTCCGTCGTTTTCCTTCTCATCGTTTGGGGTATGATGAACATCCCGGAAAAGGAAGGTTTCGAGGAACCACCAGTCGCTGAAGAGACCGAAACTCCGGTCGTCGAGGAAGAAGTCGAAGTGGACGAAGAAGAAGTCGCAGTGGACGAGGGCGAACAGGTGGAACCCTCGGCGAACCCGACCATGGTTGTACCAGATGAGGACGAAGAGGCCGAAGAGGATGAAGGCGTCGAATCACCACTGCCGCCACTCGAAGATGCACAGCCGGTCATTCCCCTCGGTTCCGTCATGGACCCGCAGTATCGTTTGTTTTACGACCCGTCGGACATCAAATTTGATCTGCAGTTTGAAAATGAAGGCATGATTGACGAACAGGCCGAAGGTGATGTGTTCACACCAATTCAACCAACGCCTATCGCGAACCCAATCAGGTTGCCGGAAGTGAACATGGGACCGAGCTACTACGCAGCTTACGATTTCGACGCCGCCGAGATCGACCCTGTGAAAGCATCAAACGAAATGCCAACTTTACGCAAAGAGGAAGTCGAGACCGAAGCTGAAGCTGAAGCTGAAGCTGAAGCCGAGCCACAGATGAACTAGTGTTTAAATCCATTTTTTGTTAGACGGATAATCTACATGAAAATGAATGTGTGTTCGTATTTAGGAAGCGGTAGAAGTAGAAACCGGCGCCGGAGTTGCAAGGGATTCAATGAGGTCGACGACACCCACGATGAGTAAAGTCTGCTGGACCATGACAAAGGTACGGGCGATACCAGATTTCGGGTAGATGTCACCGAACCCGACCGTAGATTGCACGGTGAACGAAAAATAGAGCGCGTCCACGAAACTGGCGTCCTTATCGAGCCCCTCGAAATGTCCTTTCCCAACTTTTGCCAGAACCAGGTAAAGGAACGCGAAGAAGAAGATGGTAGCGAGGTTCAGCGTCAATACCTTCAACATGCTTGTTCACGTATATTAAATCAAGATTTTAATCAGAATTCCGCATCAAATTCGATCGAGTGTGCACCATCGTCTAATTTGCCGTAGTCACCCACGCGAACTTCAAAGAATGACGATTTGCCGTCGAGACTTTGGTTGACCATAAAGTCGTATGGGTTCTTGGAATTCCACACGGGCTGTTCACCAATACTTTTGAGTAAGCGGTCCGCGACGTACTCGATGTAAGTGCCCATCGACTCCGCATTCATGCCAATGAGCGCACAGGGAAGCGCGTCACAGATAAACTTCTTCTCGATTGCGACCGCGTCCTGAACGATCGCTCGTATCGTCGCGCTGTCGGGTCGATGTCGAAGCATTTTAAACAACTCGAGACCAAACTCCTGGTGAAGACCCTCGTCCCTGGAAATGAGTTCGTTACTAAACGAAAGACCCTTCATGAGTCCCCGTTTCTTCAGCCAGAAGATGGCACAAAATGCACCCGAAAAGAATATACCTTCAACGCACGCGAACGCGAGTAATCTCTGAGCGAAAGGACGACTCTTATCTAGCCATTTCATGGCCCAATCTCCCTTGGCGGCTATACAAGGGATTGTCTCGAGCGCACAGAAGAGCTTGTTTTTCTCTTCATCGTCCCTGATGTATTTGTCGATGAGTTTAGAGTACGTCTCACCGTGGACACACTCGATGTGCTCCTGGAATGCGAAGAAACACCTGGCCTCACTGTACTGCACTTCGCTCGCGAAGTTCAGGTCGATATTCTCGTTGACGATACCGTCGCTCCCCGCGAAAAACGCCAGGATGTACTTGATGAAATGACGTTCGTTGTCATTCAATTTTTTCTCCCAATCATCAATGTCTGTGCTCAGGTCGATCTCTTCAGCAGTCCATGTACTCATTTGAGCTTTCTTGTACAGGTCCCAGAGCTTTGGGTGTTTGATGGGAAATACCGTGAATCGATTGAGGCTCGGAAGAAGCATTGGCTCGTATTCGTCTTCGATCCAGTCAACGAATGCATAGTAATCACCGACGTGCCTATCGCCGACGAAAATTTGAGGGTAGTGCGTCGCCCCGTTGCATCGGTCACGAAGAGTCTGCTTGTCAACGAACTCTTTGACGTAACCAATACCCTCGCTTTGACACAGCCTTGCGGTGTGGTCGCAGTATTCGCATTCGCTCTTAGACAGGATTTTGACGATCGACATTGGATGATGTGCCCTGGTGGTGTGTGTAATCACTGGAGAATTTTTGTACGTCTTCTCTAAGGCGAATGAATTTTAATACGATCAAGGCGAGTGAAATTCAGACTGGTGACATAGTAAAGGTGTTAGTCCGTGAAGACGACGTGAATGAAGAGAATTACGCAGTAGTCAGGATGAACACGGGTAACGTGCTCGGGCTGCACTACTTGTCGCCGACGACGAAGCTGTATAAGTCCGCGACTGTGTACGAGATCGACGACGACTCGGAAACTATCCAACCTGCACCGTTCGAAAGCCTTTTGGAACACTACCCGAGCGGCACCACGTTCGCCGACCTTGAATTCAAGTCTCTCGGTGAAAACCGTTACGCAGCCTTGGAGTCCATCGACCAGGAAGACAGTTGTAGTAGTCTTTGGTCAGAAGGAAGCGACTCGGATTCCGATCTCTCTTTCATCACGAACGACGGTGACGGAGAAATCGGCGGTATCGATCTTCCACCGGGGCACGCCGAGATCGACGCGGCGTGGGACGCGTGGGAACCCGGCACGTCGGGTGGTAGGAGTTTCAAGGAAACCGTCGATTCAATCGAAGCGGCAGTTAGAGCGAGGCACTCTTCCTTTTGATTTGAATTACATATAGAGATAAGAGCGCAGAGATTAAGAGACTCTAAAATGGATATAAATTCAATTTGGGAAACAGTGGACGCACTGAGACGTGGAAGTGAACCGTCACGAAATGAGTTTGAATTCAATTCCGCACTCTGTCGGGCTTGCGGTGAGGCAAACGTGATGACGTCCGACGGGCTGCCCGCGTGTTCGAAATGTGGACTTGTCGAAAACACGTATCTCGACGAAGGAGCGGAGTGGATATCCTCGTTCGACTCGTTTGGTGTCGTCGCTGACAATGCGAGGTGTCCACTCGCGGAGAGGAACCCCGAATTATACTCCAGCTCGTGGGGGCAGTCGACGGCGATTAAAACTAATCGCATGTCTACCGTGAGTCTCAAGAGAATGGCGAAGATAAACTTTCATCAGTCCATGAACCACCGAGACCGAAGCCTGTACCACGCATACGCGGACATCGACGAAAAAGCACGGGACATTCCAGAAAACGTGCGATCGATGGCCAAGTTGTACTACATGAAATTCTGTGAGAAGGAGTTGACGCGAGGCAACGTTCGGATCGGTATAAGAGCGAACTGTGTGCTACACGCGTGTAACGCCGCCGGTGTGCCGAGAACCATGAAAGAGATCGCGGAACTGTGGCGCATCGACCCGAAACACATGTCCAGGACCGCGCAGCGTCTTCGTAAAGCGATCGAAACGCGAGAAAAGTCCATTCGAGCCGACCCGAGAGACGTCCTTCAGCGAGTCTTCACGTACTTTCAGGACGCCATGCAGGTAGGTGACCGGCGCCGAATGAATGACATGTGCGACGCACTCAGTGGATCGGTCGAATTACAGTCTAGAACACCCGCGACCATTGCGGCCGCTGTCGCGTCGATCGTTCTGAGTGAAAGAGTCGATAGGGTGGAAATCGCTGAAAAATGTTCAGTAAGTCTACCGACACTGATGCGAATGGAAAACTCTGTAAAACATCACTTAGAGGAGAAGTCTTTGTAATAATAAAAAGAGAGATGATCAAACTCTTTCTATCGACCCCGTGCTACGGGGGCATGTGCCTTGAAAAGTACGCGACTTCAATATTCAAACTACAAATCGCGTTGATAAAGGAAGAAATACAGCTTTATCTGGACACGACCGAGGTATGAATCACGTCGAACGCGGCGAGTATTAGAGGAGACTGATTTCTTTAGTAGAATGAATCGCTCGTACACAGGGCTCGAAACGTATCCGTCGGGCGATTCATGCAGAAAACGGACTGCGATTTCTTTATGTTCATCGACGCGGACATTGACTTCGATCCACAGAGCGTCGTTCGTCTCGTTCGCGCAAATCGAGACGTATCCGTCGGATGTTACCCGAAAAAGTGCGTCATGTGGGAGCAGGCCAAGGTGGCAGTCGAAAAAGACGACGAACGAGACATGGCCATGCTATCATCATCGCTCGTGATCAACTTCGGGGCGAATAACCGACCCGTCGATAAAGGCATGATTGAAATACTCGACGGACCCACGGGGTTCATGTGCATCAAGCGATCAGTATTCAAAACACTGGAGCAAAAGTTCCCGGAATTGTGGTGCAAAAACGATCATCAGAATCGCGACTTTGATGAGTACCACGCGTGTTTCGACTGCATGATAGATCCGACGAGTAAACGATACTTGAGTGAAGACTATGCGTTTTGTCGTCGATGGCAACAAGCGGATGGTAAAATATGGGCCGACCTCGCCACTACACTTGGGCACGTTGGAAATCTACCGTTTAAAGGTTGCCTGGAAGATAGGCTTAGAGCATAAGACGCAACATAAGCAAGCCCAAAGATGAAATTCGTCACTATTCTGGTCACTCGCTCAAAAAGCATTCACGTAAAAAGTCTGCATTCAATTTTGCGCCTAAACCTGAAATGCCTACAAGTCGGCGGAGCACAGAACGAAATCATTTACTGCAACGACAATCCTTATGAAAAGTCCGAACTCATACAGGCACAGATAAAGCGCACTGAAGTCGACCGTCTCTTATTCGTTGACTACGGCGTGCACATCGATGATGAATCTCTCGCCCAGGCATTCGAAGCACACGAAGGCGTTGGATGCATCGTCTTTCCCGCAGTCAGGGAAGGCATCGACTGGAAAATGTTCAAGGATAACGTAAAACGGGAATCGAAAGAGCCCGTCGAGCAAATGGGTCTCCATTTCGATACCGAAGTCGGTAAAAAGATTTCCGATGGCATTCACGTCGTCACATCAACAGAGGCGAGGTGTTGGGTGATGATGGTAAAAAACGCGCGAAAAAGAATCGAAAAAGTACACCCTAATCCAAAAATCATGTTTCAAAAATTCAGGGAATCCGGCCTTAAAGTACACGCCTGGGTTCGCGCCAAGCTCACGATCACGTACACACACGAGTGTGTCAGCAACATCATGAACGCCGCGGGTGTGAAAACCACTTAGAGAGTAGACGTCACTTGTAATCACGAATGAATGACTTTCTACCAGAAACGTCCAATGAACACGCCGCGGTGATGGGTTTCATGCAGCACTGCTGGGGAGACGCATCACGGTTTCCGGGGTGCCAGCCCGTCTCCATCGAACGCAAACACTTCCCAATACTCAGGAACAATGAGTACGTCGTCTGCGAGAAGACGGACGGCGAACGACACATGTTCGTGTCCTTTTGGAACGTGTGTGCCATCGTCGATCGAAGAATGCGCGTTCGAATCGTCAACGCGAACGTCAGCAGGAAAGCTTACGAAGGCACCGTCCTAGACGGAGAGCTCTTCGGTGACAAGTTCATGGTGTACGACGCACTCGTCGTGAACGGCGTGACCGTAGGACAATTCGATCTTCTGACGAGGCTCGAGCACGTGGAAAAATTCATCAAAACGTGCATACCGATGAAATCGGACGACATTCGACTAAAATTAAAGGAATTCTACGCGATCAATGATTTCGAAGAATTCGCGAGAGATAGGCTTCCAAACGTAGAGGAGGATACCGACGGAGTGGTATTCACACCCGTCGCCGACGAAGTGCGAAAGGGGACGCACGAACGCATGTTCAAATGGAAACCGAGAAGTAAAAACACGGTTGACTTTCAAATGGAGCGGGACGGGGAATCATGGAGGCTCTACGTACAGGACAGGGGCAAGTTGGTGTACGAGTGCAGCATCCCACGCGGAGAGCACGGTGATCGCCCGTGGTACGAAGATGGCGCCATCGTCGAGTGTGAATACGTGACGGACGAGACGCCGATGTGGTGGAGGCCACTTAAACGCCGCCATGATAAGACACACCCGAATAATAGACGGACGCTCTTCAGGACCATCGTGAACATTAAAGAAGACATACAGCTTGATGAGTTTAACTCATTGGCTTAGAAACATAAATCGACGTCGAAATAACATGCGCGGGTTAGTGAACCATGGTAACACGTGTTATTTCAATGCATCGTTACAATTGTTATTACACATACCAATCATCGCAAACCGTTTCATCAAATACCCATACAAAGGAAAGTGCGCGTTCACGGTCGAATTCAATCGATTTCTGCGAGAGTTTTGGACTGTCTCGACTGATCCAGTGGCACTAGACCCGTTGCTTTTGCTGAGACTTTTCCAGGATCATTTCCCACGATTCACTGACGAAGATCAACACGATGCCATGGAGTGCGTGCTTTGTATCATCGACATTCTCGAGAAAAGCGTGCCAAAACTCAAGGAGTGGGTGTATGGAACCAAGACGCGCCAAACGCACTGGCCGGGTGGGTCTTCGAAATCCGATGAACCGTTTTGCGTCCACATACTCACGCACGACGGAAGCGAGAGTCTTGGTGAAATGCTCGAGAAAGCGTCCGCGTGGAATGCGATCGAAGGATACGAGGACGCGGAGGGTAAAACACACCACGTCGCGTCTTCTCGATGCATTGTAACGAAGATACCCAAGGTATTCTTTGTCGGGTTCGATAAAAAGAGCCACGTGCGCATCGTCGAGAACTTATCCATGACCAACGGTGAAAATTACAGACTCGTCGCGAGTGCTGTTCACGCGGGTGCGCAATTTGCAGGACATTACGCAGCTTTTGTCAGGCACGGGAAAAAGTGGCACTTTAGAGATGATGACGTGTCGCGCGAATGCCAATTAGAGCCGACGTGTGGGCATTATCTCATGGCGTACGTACGCGACGCTTAGAGAAAACGGACGACGATACGTCAGACGCAGGCATGTCCGACGTAGTGAACACGAACGTCGTGTGCGACAGGATCCAGCCACATTTTGACCGACACGTTCCAGGAGACGGCGTCGAAGTGGAGTTCAGACTCGGCCGTTTCAATGGCAATTACTTTGACACGAACGTGGGACAGGCGGTATTCGAAAAGGTGGTTGGTGCCTTAAGAAGGTACGAAGGGTGGGAGCGCGTCGATACGTGGGATGCCGACGTGTACTACAACGACGCACAGAGAACAAGGCTCACGATTGATACGGGAACGGGTGAACAGGTCGCGATCCAGAAAACGAAGCTCGCGCAGGAAGACTTCCTTGAGTTCAGCGAGGCACCTTTCGATATCCGTTTTACAATTTCCCGCGAAAATCTGGTACCAAACTACGACCCATCAAACCATCCCATGGATAGACGGCGCACGAAATCCAGGACGTCGTTCATGCGCAAAAACCTATCCATCGATGCGACCGTGTCCACGGGTGACCCCGTCGACAAGGACGCGGAGCACGACGTCTCGTACCAACTCGAGCTTGAAATCATAGACCCGAGCGAAGTCGGCTGTACGGAGGAGCTCTTTAACATGGTGTACAAGATAAACGACCTTTTCCGCGTAATAAAATGACCTTGTAATGTAATGTATTGGGCACCTTTGTCGCTTTTGGCACTCATATTGTTCCTCAGTTATGAAGCACCACGCATACACACGGGAGATGAAATGGTATCCAGAATGGTCAGGGACGGCATCGAGACCGGGCGCATACACCATTACGTATCGCTCAACAATGCGCTCGACGAAATCGAGAGAGACTGCGAAAATTTCGGTGAGAACCGCGTACACGAAGCTATGGCCATTTTCAAGCGCATCGCGGACGATTTCCCGGAGTATTATTTTGATCAGCACGCGGAAAGATTACACTACATATCAAAGGCACAAAAAAGTACAGTATTCAGTTCTTAAGTTTTGCGAGTGCGCGCTTTTCTGCGAGAAGCGCCGTTTTCAGTGTTTCCAAAAATTCCTTGGATTTACATCTCCTCGACCTCTTTTGAAAAATGTCCTCGCGCTCGACGTTTCGGAACGGTTCGATATTTTTCAAGGGAAGAGGGTTGGTAATTTTACCAAAAGGCTGGTAATACCGTACAACGTACGTCCCGAGGTCGGGGTTCGCGTGTTCGATGGTACCCGGCCAGTAGTCTGTCTTACCAACCCGCGCCCAGACCATATCATTCTTTGCGAAAGTGTACGGCGGACGAGCCACACGCACACCATGGCTTCGCACGGAATCCGCGACAGCGCTCGAGCGTCGTCTCTTTTCGTACTCCATGTGTTTCTGTCCGTGACTTTGTACTTGACACGGTGTTCGGGTTTGTACGAACTCCTGACTTATCCGAGTCCACTTTGAACCGTATTTCTCGTAGCCCCTGAGAAACGCGTCGCGCTCTTCATCGGTCCATCTCTTTCCTTTCGCGGCGAAGGTGACGGGAACATTTGGTTCTTCGTTCGCCTGCGTCTGCTGCGTGAGTGAAAGCAATTGTTCGGCCGCGACGTCATCTGATAACGAGTCCTCGACATCAACACCCGGTTCACCGGATTCACCGGGTTCATCGGGTGGCTCAAGCCACGCCCGCAACTTCGCCGCGTCGCAGAGGTAGGAACCGTCCTCGCTGTTTTCAAACGCGGGAACGCCCTTTTCTTTCACGCAACGGTACCAACAGTTCGTGACTTCGCGTCGCACGCCGAAGAAGTCCAAAACGCGTCGGTACACGAAAGACGACTTCACGTGTTTTTTCGCAGTTCCGTTCTGTTCGAGTAAGTCAAGTATCGACGTCACGACGTGCTCTGAGAGCGCATCCATGGTGGCAGAATCGATGCGTCGACCGAGACAACGTTCGCCCATCAGTATCTCAGTTTCTTCCGCGATGTCGTCGACGCGCCGAGCCACGTCGGCGATTTTGTCATCACCGCATGCATCACGTCTACGCGTTTTTACGGCATGGGAGGGGGGCCCGGGTAAGCACGCGGGGTCAAGCGGCGCCGATCGCTTCAGTGAACTGGACGGTGTGAAGGTTTTTGGAGGCAACATCGTCCCCCCTGTAACCAAACGTAGACCGACGAAGTATGACACACGGAAGCGTGCGTCCGTGCGAGTTTTTCGTAAACTCGCATGCATGCGTTTTTTCGTGGATATGCGCTGTCATCAGCAGTGCACAACGTTATTCACACTGTTTACCCATGTGCGATTTATATATGACGCGGTTTAGAAATATACCTCTCTTGTAAATAAATGCTCGATTTAGTAAGGGAACGACTTAAAATTGGCATGCAAAGATACGGTCATGGTGTTCGCGTTCGCATGGACACGACGACGTTCGGCACCAACACGAACGATTGGTTCGAGATGGCCATCGAAGAGTTCGTCGACGGTGCGATATACACCGCGGCGGACTACATTCGTACACACGAACCCGGCATGGCGTCTTCAGCGGTGAACGGAGACGATAACGCGGCCATCCTGAAGCTCCTCGAAGACCCGTCGCGCGTTCGTAGCGAAAAACACCGAACCATGATAGAAACGCTTGTGGCGTGTGTCGATAGCGCACGCTTGTAATAAATTTTCAAGTAAATGCGCGGTCCATGAGACGGGTGACCCGAGCCCCTTATTTTCGCAACAAAGTACGCGTCCCTGGTTTAGAATATCTTATTACTCTTTGCGATGTTTTCTTTAGCTGGCAATAACTGAAGGTTGGTGTAATGAAAACACTTTCGCTGCTGCTCTTTGTCACTTAGATCAAATGAAGAGCACGGTATGATGTGATCTATGTGTGCATCTGAGTAGTCTTTCCCAGAAACTTTTGTTTTTTCTAGATACTCTTTGAGAAAGTGACCGTCACAGCCGAGAAGTGCTTTTGTTTTGTTCGACTTGGATTCACGGCCATTAAACGCATGCCACATTCTCTTACGACACAATTCAAGATAATACCCAGGTGTTTTGTTTTCTTTGGCCTTCTTGCGTCGCTCTGGGCGACATTTGGCATTTGATTTTGAACACCAATTCAAAACCCTTTCTCTATAATCCATGTCATTTTCATATCTTTTTCGTTTCTTTTCATTTATTTCATTCGCATTTTCTTTGTGATAAGTTCTCGCACGCTCTTTTACTTGTTCTTTATTTGCTTCGTAGTACTCCTTAGATTTTTCGGATAACTTTTCCTTATTCTTGACTTCATATGCTTTCATATATTCTTTCCGACACGCTTTACATTGATTCAAATGACCGTCTTTCATTAGTTTGTGCTTTCCAAAGTGATCGAGTGACTTCTTTTCGTGACAATGTGTGCACACTTTCTCCATCTACGAGACGTACTGAATATATTTTTAGTTCATGAACGCGAGACAGACATTAGGGTACTTGAGATATCTTAATGTTTGTGTTAATTCTGGTAAATTTTTTATACTAAAATGTAGCCACGCATCTCTTAGTTGGAGAAAGCACGGTTAATCCCAAAGGTTTCCCAGTGGGCCAGATCGTACCTTAAGCATCATCAGGATGACTAATCCTTCACTTGACACCGACACCTTAGCGATCGTTGAAACGGAACCATATTCTAGTCGTAGCGAACGTAGGTTCTCGCCTGCGGATTATCCAATCTCTAACCTTTTTACCATCGGGTTCGGCAATTAACCGAGATCCCCTCAAATGTTTCCAAATGAGGGTGGTAGTTAGAGCTCTAAGGAACTTCCCGCAACCAGGTTGTCTCGCCTGCACAAACAGACTAGCAGGACAAACGCTTTTAACGCCTGCTTTTTGGGCCTGATTATAACTCCATCATGAGCTAAAGCTAAGCCCGCCCATGCCGGATTGCACGCGGAGGACATTGTAGTTCACGGCGAACAAACTCATAGCGGTGGTGGTGGAACCGGCGGTGGCGGTATCCTTCAACGTGACGGCGACTTGCGCGTTGTCGATGCGGCTGAAGTTGCACGTGCCCGTCGGTTGGTGCTCCTCCGGCTTCAAGGCGAACGAGTAGCTGTACACACCCGGCATCGGGGAACCGGAGTGGTGTTGAGCAGCTTGGACAGAGTTGAAGTACTCACCGGACATGGATTTCATTCGGTCTTGGCCGTTCAAGATCAATCGGAATTCGGAGAGCGGACCAGAGGCGTTGGTCGAATCGGTCACACCACGCTCGCGGAGAAGCTTGGAAGAGCCATTGAGACCGAACTTAACGAGCGGGCAGCCAATGTCGGCCGGAGACACGAAAGTGTTGGAAGTAGCGTCAGTTTGAGACGGGTCAGATTCGAGAATGACGCCCGCGAGGGATTGGTCCCCGGAGAAGTTCCAGAGGGAAGACTTCGTCGGGGACGCGGCACCGAAACACCAGACCAATTCCTTGACCGGGTGGTTGAGAGAAAGGCGAACGTTCTTGGATCCATTATCGGTGACAGAGTCAACGCCGGTGTGTTGCACTTGCGTGATGAGGTACTCGTGACCCTTTTGCGCGAAGCGTCTGCGTTCTTCGGTGTCGAGGTAGAAGTAGTTAGCCCAGACCTTGAGACCGGACGTAGTGAAGTAGGTCTCGAAGTCGCTCGCGAGATCGAAATCGAGGCGGACTTCGTGGTATTGCAAGGCAATGAGAGGAAGGGCCAAACCCGGGTTCGTGTTGAACGCGAAGATGAGGGGAAGATACACCTTAGAGGCGGCACCCGCGATACCGGTGGTCATCTTCGCCCAGTTTTGCTTGGCCGAGGCGTCCAAGTACAATTCGGCGTAGAGTCTCCACCACTTTTGGTAGATCTTGTCCAATCTTTGGCCGCCAACCGAGAGTTCGACGTCCTTGACGGCACGCTCGGCGACCCAGTTGCAGTCAGTGCCAGACGTCTCGGACGTCAAAGTCGCGACCGTGGTGAGTTCGAGGTACATCTCACCGACCAAGTCACCATTGCGGGCGACGGTCACAGAGACCCGGCCGTCGTTAGCGGCGGTACCGTTGACAGTTTGTTCGATAGTCTCTTGAGAAAAATTCGTGTGCCTCTTGTAGACAGCCTGGAAAAAAGTTACTTTTGGGTTGCCTGTAAGATAAACATCTTGAGCTCCGTACGCGACGAGTTGCATGAGACCTCCGGCCATTGTAGTGTTGTGTGTAATATTACGGGAGAAAATAATTCTCGGCCTGACGCACGCGATGTGGGTGGCGCGGAAAATTTGCCCTGGGACTTTCTCCACCTAGATCAGACCAGCGAACATGACCGACCTTGACCGAGAACTTGAACCCGATGTGGACGCGGAGGGCGTCGCCGATTACGAAGAAGAGGTCATCGACCTCACCACCCCCGAGCACGACCACGAAGAAGACATCTCGGTGTCGGGTTCTGAGTTGTGGGACGACGACGCTCTTTCCCTGGAAGACGACGCAGTGTACGATGACGTTTCCGCTCGGGTCGGTGATATCGCGGCGTGCCTCGTCGACGAGGACTCGGGTGAGACCGTGTGCACGGCCCTGTTGCGCATCGCTCACCAGTTGACCGTTCAAAATCGAATCATGATAAAAATGCTTTCAAAATTGAGCGAAGAATAATCTGCTTAGAGAATTAGTTCGAGCTCTCCCCAGAAGACATCACAATGACGACGTGTTTTGTAGACGGTGATCGTCACCGAGATGAAGCAGATCTAGAGCAGATCAGGGCCGCGTATCACGACGCGGACGCGGATTCTATTATGAAACACTGTCGCCTTCTGGAGATAAAGTGGAGACTCGTCGCGACTTCAAGGACACCGCGGCCGAATTCAGTCACAACTACTCGTTCAGTTGGGTTCGAACAACTTCTCGAACGCACGCCAAACGACGATGAAATCAGTTCAAGGAATTCGACCGCGCTCCTGATAGAGGCTGAGAAGGCGGTACACAAGGAAAACGAGCGGTTGTCGAGCATGTTACATCGAGCGAAGACGCTGGGAATCACGGGCAGGGTAGACGAAAGAACCGGTGGTAAATTATCGCTGCAGCAGCGGATCAATCGCCTGTACGAACAGGTCAACGGAGGATTCAAGAACATGCGCACACAATTGAGAATGATTGAACGTATAGAATGCCCCGCGCAGATGCCAACCCCTTTCGACACGGATCCGGACATGTTCGATGTCTCTTCTGAGCTTTATGCACCGGGAAAAATAGAAGAACTCTCGCCTTTTCAGCGAGCGATTTACTGCTGCCTGCACGAGGCGTACGAGAGATCGATGCGACGATACAGGGGTATGTGCTGCCGTGAGCGAATTGTAAATGGGCATCACACGCGCGCGTGGTATGCGGAGGAGGACATAAAAACATTCGTGTACAAGATGGCCGACAAGCAGTACAGACACGACATTTGGAAGGACCTCACGAGCAAGGGTAGTGGATTCAGGGACGTCATTAACCACATGGAAAATTGTATCGACCCACAGTTTCCAGAAATTCGAAAGTGTCGGAACATGTGGTCATTCAGGAACGGAGTTTTTCTGGGCAAAGTTCTAGACGACCTCAGGGGTGATTACACGTGTCGATTTCTACCGTACGAAAGCGACGCGTTCAAACGACTCGATCCTACGATGACGAGTTGCAAGTACTTTGACCAGGACTTCGAAGATTTTAGTGCGTCCGACGATTGGTGGGACATCCCCACGCCAAACTTTTCGCAAATTCTCGATTTCCAAAAGCTACCGGAAGATGTGCAGCGATGGGCGTTCGTATTAGGCGGGCGCTTGTGTTACGAGGTTGGAGAATTAGATGGGTTTCAAATCATTCCATTTTACAAGGGAATCGCGCGCAGTGGTAAGTCCACGGCCATCACTCACGTGTTCAAGCAATTCTTTGATAACGAAGACGTTAAAACTCTGAGCAACAATGTTGAAAAGAAATTTGGTCTGAGTTCCATTCACGACGGCCTGCTCTTTATCGCACCCGAGTGCCGTGCTTCGATGCAACTCGAACAGGCAGAGTTTCAGTCGATCGTGAGTGGAGAAGACGTCTCCATCGCTGTGAAGCACGAGAAAGCGAAATCCATCGTTTGGAAGACACCCGGCGTGATGGGCGGTAACGAAGTACCCGGGTGGAAAGATACAGGTGGGTCCATCATTCGTCGCCTGGTCACGTTCAATTTCATTCGCCAAGTCGTCGATGCGGATGCGCAACTGCCACAAAAGCTACACAAGGAAATACCTTACATCTTACAGAAGTGCGTTCGAGCCTACCTAGAGTATAGTCAAATCAAATACAAAAACGTCGGGAACATATGGGACGTCTTACCCTCCTATTTTATGGACGTGCGCCGGGAAATCGAAGAACAGGTCAGTCCACTCGACAAGTATCTCAACTCATCAGAGGTCATCGTCGATCCAGAAGTCATGTGTCCATCGTCGGTATTCCAAGACGCCTTCATGCAATTCGCAACGAAACGGTGCGGAGAGTCGAAGGTTAAGTTTTCCGTCGATTTCACAAGAGGGCCATTCAATTCGAGAGGTATCACGGTCGAAAAGCGTTCTCAAAGATGGGGCAGTGATAACGATATTTATGACGAAGACTTTTTCATTGGAGTCACGATCAAGGAGACGACGTCATTCTAAGGCGATGATGATGACGACGACGACGGCGGCCCCACCGAACATCAAGTTGGCGCACGCGGCCGCAAAGAAACCGCGACCTATCGTCGATCACCTCGCAAGAGATATCTACTCGGAGATGATTAGTGCGTACGGAGCGATGCAGTGGAGTTATGACATATCACGCTGCCTGGCGCGAAAAACAGCACTTAGAGATGCAAAAGAGATCGCCCGGTTTCTTAGAAAACTGAAGAGCGATGCCCGTTGGTCAAGGAGAGTGTGTAAAATTGACGGGGAGACGATACGCGCTGTCGTTCACGCCGTGCTGGAGCGAACGTCGCGCTTGCGGGAGACGACGCACTTGAGAGCGCTGTTTAGAGATTAGATGCATTGATGTGTAAAACAAAAAAATCAAATGAACAATCCATATTTTTTCGAAATGCTGCACGAAGACGGACCAATCAAAAGACACGCGATTGCATCGCGTGTTCGAATGCGACGGTTCAAAGAGGACGAAGACACTGAAAGTAGGGCAATCGAACTCGTCATCGATATCGCCAGAAAGTACCTGGCGCTATCGGGAACGGAAACGTGTAAACTCGAGAGGGAATTCTTAGCTTCGAATGAAAACTACGGCGACGACGGAGACCTCATAATGCACGTCATCGACAATTACGAAAGAATTGAACACAGAAGAATTAAACTGATGTTTTATTACGCTTTTAATTTGTTAGCCATGAGTAACGCGTTCCCGTGAGTGATGAATGTGGAAATAGAATTCGAGGGACATTATCCACCGAACATCAAACACACGAGAGACTTGTGGATGCACATGATTGAACACGGACATTTACATGCGATGCGCGAAGGCATAACATCGGGGCGGGCGAACTCGGAATGTTGGTGTGAAGAATCGTGTGCACTCGCGGCACGAATGGGCGACGTTGAAACGCTCGTTTTCCTTCGGGAAACGTGCGAGTGCCCGTGGGATGCAAACGCGACGTACAACGCCCTGATTTACGGGAACCTGGATGCCCTCATTTATCTAATCATGAGCGGCGATTGCCCGATCGATTTCACGCACAGAGACATTCGAGATTTCGTTCGACGCGAAAGCCTTCGCATGTATGAATACGGAGACTTAGACTTACTGAATGTGCGACACGTCGTCGAACTTGCGGAGAACGCCCTCACATTAGAAAGATAAACAAAACCCGCACCCACACCGAGCGCGACTGAAAACAAGCGCGCATGCCTTGCACCAAACATCACTGGGACCGTCAAGATACCATCTTCCATGTCAGCGTCCACGTCGGGTATGTCCGCGGCGTTCGATACGGCTGTGGTTAAGAGTGCCATGGATAGCACATCAGACGAAGACACGTCCGATCCCACGATCAAGTGAGGGACGACACACGTCGCGCAGCTCCAAAGCGACCCGACGTAGAATGGTTTCGCACAGGGAAGGTGGCGCTTGATTGGGCCATACAACTGGAGACAGGCACTCTCCGCGAGCGCCCACTCGGGCAGCCCGTGTGCGTCCAGCAGGGCGACAGCCAGGGCGAGCGCCAGAATGAGCGATTCGGGTGAATCGTCCGACTTTCCGTCGAGGTACCGATCGGCACCGTATGCCCATCGCGCGCTCAAAAATATCCAGGTGAGTGGAGCGAGCTGCACGGGTGCACCCGTCGCGAGTGCGAGCGCGCACATCACGAGACCGACATCCAACCCCTTCGCGCACATCATTATATCTATCTATTCGAAAGACATTTAAATTCAGCCTTAGAGGAATCCATTGACATGTAATCAGAACAGACGAAAATGTCTCAAACAGAAACAGGTGTCATCACGGCGCAGGAATTCGACCCAACCAAGGTCGAATTCTCAAAATTGAGAAAGAACAAGAATGGCGGCAAAGCTGTGTACATCAACACGACACAGATCGCAAAGGGAAAGAAGTTCTATCTCCAACTACCTTTCATGCGTTCACCGTACGGTATGAGCGCGTTCACGGACGAGGTCTCAGGGCGGACGAGTTACTCTCTCGATTTAAGTTTCGATGCCGATAACGAAGAAGCCACTGAACTTCGGAGGAAGCTCGAGCAGTTTGACGACATGATTGTCGAAGCAGTCGCTAAAAACTCCATCGAATGGCTCGGCAAGGAGTTTTCGACCGATGTTTTACGCCAGGCACTTTACAAGCCCGTCGTCCGCCAGGGTAAAGATGATTACCCAGCGACCATCAAGCTGAAAATCATGTGCAACCAGGACGGGAGCTTTGGCCCGTCGTGTTTCACGATGAAGCGCGAAAAGTTTCCGTTGGATCAAATCGAGAAAGGTCAGCGCGTAGTTGCCATTTGCGAAGTGAACCAAGTCTGGTTCATTGATCAAAAATTTGGCGTGACCATTCGACTCACGCAGTGTCTGTGCGAACGTTCCGAGCGACTCCCGGAGTTCGCATTTAAGGGCATCAGCTTACCGGAACCAGACGAAGACGAAATGGAGTCCACCGCCTCGTCTCCTGACGAAGGTGAAGTGGATGAATAAATTTCTCAACTTTTAATAAAATATGAACAAGTCCATCATCGTCGCCATCATTCTCATCGCGATCAATCTGTACATTCTTCACTCGTGCGGTAAGCCGGCGGAAAAGAAAGCTGCCAAGGCACACGATGCCCCCAAGTGGAAGGTCTATGGCACGATGCAGTGTGGATGGACCCGCAAGCAGCTCGATTTCATGAAAGAAAAGGGTATTGCGCACGAATTCATCGATTGCTCGAAGCAGGAGTGTGAATTCAATGCATTCCCGACGCTATTCACGCCATCCGGGGAAAAGCGCGTGGGATACACCGAAGACATGTAATCGACGATATCAACCTTAGAGAAATACACTGACATGTAATCAAAACGAGTACCGATGCCACCTTAGCACCATGGAAAAAACTTTCATGTACGCGTGGACTGTCGAGCACTGGTCAGTGCACGATGGCATCTACGTGAAGATTGGTAGGACCGATGACCTCGTCCGTCGTAAAAACAATGCGCAAACGTATCACGCGACGCCACTCCAATTGATATCGACCATCGAGTACCCAAAGTGCAAAAAACATGAGTGGGATCACAAACTTAAAAACCACCTAGTGACGCAAAAAGTCACCCTCGGTGGTGGAACGGAGATATTCAAATTTGCGTCGCGCGATGATGTGGTAAAATTATTCGAAACGCTGTGTCTGTGGTCATCGGACGATACAAGAAACATCCCGGTCGACGCCTTTGACGATACATGGAAACTTCCAGACGACGACGAGACTGAATCAATAGCCGAGACCGAGGTTCCGAGTCTGAGTGACGATGAATGCGACGGGGTTGATTATGATTTGAAGAACGTTCCCTCTCTCATGAAGAAGTTTGGCATCAACAAAGTGTGGAAGAGCAACCACGTACTTGCGGTGGAGCACGCACGCGACTTCGGTGGGATACGCGGCATGGGTGGGAAGATTATGTACGGTGGTTCAGACGAACTTCGGGGGGTGCGCCTCGACCCAACGTCGAGAGAGTCATGCCAACTGTATCTCCATGTACGGAAGAGATACTACGACAATCGAGATACGTACGGGTGTGGCTACTTAAATACGGCCCTGACCACAATCATTAAGATTCACGACTCGCTTTGTAAAAAATAAAACCTATTTAGAGAAATCCACTGACTTGTAATCAAAGATGCCACCTTACACACGCCTTCAGAAGAAGATCGATGACTCTAAGGCGTCGGAGGCCAATTCGTTTTTGATGGATGCCGCTCGACATGGAGATGTTGCATCTGCGGATGCAACAATTTTCTACGGCGTGGACCTCGAATGCAGAGACGAGGGGGGCGACGGCGACACGCCCCTCATGATAGCGTCGGATAACGGCCACCTTGACATCGTAAAACTTCTTGTGGAACGCGGCGCGGACGTGAACGCGCGCGATTTTTGCGGTGACACTGCGCTCGCATATGCAGCCAGAAAGGACCATAACAAAATCGTGAAATATTTGATCGAGGCAGGCGCAGACGCACAGACCCAAAACAAGTACAAGTTCACGCCACTAGACTACGCCGTGCGGACGCTCAACCTCGAATCTCAAAAGTACTTGATTCGCGCAGGTGGCGAGCGCGGTGTGCGCTTGAGCACACATTGTGAGCTAGAAAGTTTGAGTGAGCTCGCCCCATCGTTCTGTTGAATTCACAAATCTTTGTAATTCATAATACTATTCGTGAACCGAACCGTCGCGGGTCACGAATCGTAATCATTTAATTTTTCGTGTACTAATTGAATTGACCTTAGTCGCACGCACCACGAACGACGGCGAGGGAGAGGGAAAGCAGAATGGCATCGGAGATCGTCTTCACTTCCCGGAGAGCGGACACGTGCTTGACGAGACCACGGTTCCAGAGGTATCTGAGAATGATGGCACTGATCAAGATGCTGAGAATGAAAAGGGCGACTTCCCTGGCGATTTCAGACTTGGTTTCGGCACTCTGAATGCGGTGAAGAAGCATGTTTTCTGTATGCTCAGATTATTTTTACCAGTCTCGCCCGGTCCTGATACCCTTGTTCTTGACGCAAAAAGCACAGCAAAATTTCGAGTAGTCGAGTCCTGGGTACTTTCTCGATGCACGTCGGGGGTCTTTGATCACTCGCCCGCGCGCGTCGCGCAACAGGGGACCCGTCGCCCACCCTCTTTTGTGCGCCCATCCATTGACTCTCATTCGAACGTTTTTTCCCACCTTCAATCGCCCGGTTTTCGGGTCTCTGCCTTTACATTTCAGAATGGCAACGCGGACGCGCGTGACCGGGATCTCAAAGAACCTCGCGATGGAAGCCGCAGTGTCCCCGCGCTTGATCTTGAATTCAACTTCGCCGTGCTGTTTGTAAAAGTGGAAGTCTCTGCCAGGTGCGACGACCATCATCGTCTTGTAGTGCGTCTTGGCACATTTCTTCTCCGGGTGTACTTTGTAAACTTTACCAGGGTTATCAGCGAGCACTCGTTTGGAGAGATCCTTACATTTGAGGGATCCCCGCCTGAGTCCGTTGTTTGAGGATCTATCACCCGGAGACGACTTCAGCGCACGGTATCCTTCGTAATCCGAGAAAGCGTACGCGTAGCAGTTGTTGTTACCGACCCCGCGTCTGCTTCCCCACAAACGATGTGTGAAGCGCCTTTCACCACCAGAGAGTGGAAGTTTCTTGGGTGGCATGAATCTCTACAATACACTGAGAAACATTTTCACTCACGCTTCGCTTTCTAGCACTACTGCACTCAGTTCGTCGAGGTCGATGCCTAGATCAGTGAGAAGCGAGTCCAGGTCGGAATCATCTCGTGCGGGGATCTCGATGTCGAAACAGTCGAAAACACTGAAGATCTGCGACTCACCTAAGGTGAGGGTGTTGGAAGTCGCGTTGAACTGATTTTCAATCGTCAAAATCACTCTAAACTTAGAGACATCGAATACTTTGCGACACATTGGACACGTGTGATGCCCCTGTGCCTTCCATTTCTCTATACAGTCCCTGTGAAATATATGCCCACACCGAATCGGCGGGTTGTGTCTAGTGGATCGCACGGGATTCAGGCATATACTGCAGCTGTGCTCCATCTATCCTGTGTTAACACACAGGTAAATGTTTTGCTATTAAGACGCGATGTTATCAACGACGACCCGTGAAGGTTTCGCGAACGGCGGGCTGTAATTCGTTAATTTTAGAGAGTGCCGCGGGACCAGCCTGCTGGAGGTACCGTCGAAGGCTGTAGTTGTCTTCGGGTTCAATCTTGTGCTGGGACATGATGAACGAGTCGACGAGCTTAGAAGAATTTTGGATCGTGTATCCACGCCCATCGGCCATGCCTTGACGAGTGCTCATTTGTTATTACATGCGTTAGAATTTAATTCCACGCGGTCATCCCACGACCCCGGAGCTCAGCGCACAGGGAATCGACGTCGTATCCCATGAACGTATCACGCGTCGGTGTACTGGCAGGTGGACCCAGGACGTCATCACCAGCCGCCGAAATGGCCTCGTTTATCATGACATACCCGGCTGCGAGATCTCGGAGTGTTCTCGAACCTGCTATAATTGACTTGCCACTACCAAATATAGATACCGTCACCTCTTTTTCATCCTCATGCTGCAGAGAGAATTTCACACTCAGGGCCGCGTACACGTCCGGTGCAAAATGCGGTCTGAATGTGTTTTCTCTATATACTCTCAAATGCGATTCGAGCTTTTTCAAATCAACTCCGTGACCAATGTTAAAATTAGCGTTGATCATTAATATTTTACAGTCCACTGGCTGTTTTATCGGGACCTTCACGAGCTCATGTTTGTTAAGTATGTTTTCAGCGATCTGCGTGGAGATCAATTCACAATCAAAAAGATCTCGAGCACCTGTGACGTGTACGGTGCCTTTCTCGAAGACCTTCACGGATTTACCCTTCTTCGACGCACCGTCGTCGAGGCGGAGCGACACCTGATTCCTAAACTTAGAGTCTGTCATTCGCCACTTGAACCTAGGATCCCCCCGTCCGTGAGTCGCGGGACGCATGTTCAGTGTCCCGTTTCCCGCGAAAACTCGCTGGAGTTTCTCGTTGTCTATGGGTTGACCGGCGTTGAGCTGAAACGTGATCGTCGTGATGTGTGGACACGATGGACGCGAGCACTCTGGTACACTACGACGAAAGTCGTCGACGGTGAGTATGAAGCGGAAGCTCTGAAGTTGCGCCCACGAGAGCGGCATGCTCACCGACTGAGACGGTGCACGACGAAAAGTGTCGCGACCATCATGCCAGTGATAAAGACATACTTGTCAAAAGCCTTGATATTTTTCAGCACTTTTTCATCGAGATTTCTGTATTTCTCTTTGTACGGCGGCGGTTTAAATGGTAAATAGATCCAGCGCCCGAACGGGAATACCGTTGGATTCATTCTGAATTTACAATCCAAAAGGTAATCGTACCATGCCATGATCAAGTAAGGAAGGTAGAGCGTGACCACCAGCCAGTACTTGTTCTTCGTGGGTATCTTCCAGATGACCACGGACGCGATGAGCGCGATCGCGAGGTTGAGTGACATGGAATTATGCGCGCACTCATATGTCCCGTTGTACCAGTGAACGAGAAGTGCGTTCACGATAAAAAACTCACGCGGGCGATTGCGCGGGAAAAGCCAATACGCGAGAGCGACGTAAAAACTAAACACGACGCACTTTATGTTTAAGTAGTCCTGGGGCCACCTGTGATGCATCTACTATGGACAGTGATTATATTTCTCATTTACCGAGCGTGCGAAAAAAGCGCGGGAAAAAAGAGTGGTATTTACTTTTTGCGGCGCGACATCAGGCTGACGGCGGCGAAAAACAATAACGCGAACCCCACGTAAGCGACGCGTGTGCGAGTCACGGTGACACCGGGAACAGGACGGGCATCGACGACGCCCGACCGAGGAGCTTGTAAAATCTCCTCGTCGATGTTTCGGCGCGGGTGCAGGGGTCTGACGACGCGTAGGGTCTGCACGTCACACGGAACGCCGATGCGAAGGTCCGAACCACCCACGCCGTATTGACAAGCCGGGCTCACCTCTGGCTCCGGGACTTCGTATCCACCGGTGCCGCGATGGGGTTGCGCGAAAGATTCGTACTCAAACTCCGCGCGACGCGCACCTGGGGGTGTGTCGACAAACGGGTTATGTCTGTTGATGCTATTTTTATCCGAGACCATGTAGACGGACGACATCGCCTTTATTTTATCTCACATTTTTTTCTACAGAAAGTCTCCGCTCTTTGGGATTTTCTTACCGGCGGTGGACGTGTTTACGGAACGGTCCAACGGGACCATCGGCCCTGAAATGGACTCGCGATAGGCCAAATACTGAGCGACACCCGTCTTGATTTGACCAGAAGCCGCGGAAATGACGCGTTCGTTCATGGCGCGCACTTGTTGTCGAACGTTGGAAAAGTGGTCACCGGCGTTGTTGATGAAAACGACGCGCATGATAGCGACGAGGTCCGAGTTCGCCTGGTAATCAATGGCCAGACCCGTCTTGTTTTTGAAGTCCTCGCGAATGGCTCGCTGAAGAATGTTGATGTTGAATTCACTGAAGAATAAATTGTTCAATGGAGTCTCCGTCTGCTTGAGCGAAGAAATGATCATCCTAATATGGACGGCGAAAAAAATATTCTCATCTCGTAGTAAGTAATGATGGACTTTGACGAGTATTACAGGGAAGGACGCAAACCTGCCGAGCCACCGGCCCCACTCTTCGCGGGCTCGTACCCAGCCGTAGCAAAGCAGGGTCAACAGGGAATCTTTCACAACGATAGCAGGTACCTCGGGACTCCCAGGGGCGAGATGACCAATCGCGGTGCGACCACCGTGCGCAGTGCGGACTTCGCGCAACTCCCCCGAGAACAATAAGTACACAAAGTATTCACGTCAAAAACATTTGATTTCGTTTTTGCCGCGAAAATGCCTTAGAAGAATATCCTCAAGTCTATACAGGAAACCATAAAAAGAAAAACATGCGAGTCACCAAGCGTTCAGGAAAGACAGAAGAAATGAAGTTCGACAAGGTCACGAGACGGATCTCGAACCTGAGCAATGGACTGTCCCAGGCTGTCGACTGTTCGCGTGTCGCTCAGCAGGTTTGCTCGCAAATGTACGACGGAATCCACTCGCACGAGATCGATACACTCTCCGCCGAAGTGTGCGTCGGGCTCATCACCGAGGACCCAGATTACGAGGTACTCGCGACACGAATCGTCGCATCTAATCTGCAGAAGATCTGCCCTGGGACGTTTCTTGCCGCGATGCGTAAGCTGCGCACTGCGGGCGTCGTCACGGACGAAGTCGTGGACGTGGCCACCCAGGTAAAAGACGCAATCGTCCCCGAACGAGATTTTGATTTCGGCTACTTTGGCCTAAAGACGCTTGAGAAAGGTTATCTTCAACGCGTGGATGGCCAGGTCGTCGAGACGCCGCAATATCTCTTTATGCGTGTGGCGATCGGTATTCACGGAACCGATCTCCCAAGCGTCCATGAAACATATTATCACCTATCAAAGGGTCTCTTCACGCACGCGACACCGACGTTGTTCAACTCTGGTACACATCGGCCACAGATGAGCAGTTGTTTCGTCGCCGGTACACCTGTGTTTACCACGAACCGCGGTGTCGTTCCTATTGAAGACGTGTGTGTCGGTGACAGTGTCGTGACGCATACAGGATCAATCCAACCTGTGTTGCAGACACATAAAAATCATCTCGGTGAACGAACCTTGTATGACATAAAAGTATACAAAACCCCCTCGTTGCAGGTGACCGGAAATCATCGATTTTGGTCTATCACGAAGGAACAACTCGGGTGGAAAGAAGGACCGCAGTGGAACAGCATCGAACATCTTCGAGTAGGGGATTGGATATCGATTCCAAAATCAGATGCAAGCACCGTTCACGAAATGATTGACATGTACGAGATTCTCAAAGATGCCAAGTCACATGAAGAGTGGACGTATCACTTTGAATTTGAAGGATCCAAAATGCGAAGGAACACCCATTTCACAAGTGACTATCGACCGAACGGCGTTACGATAAAGGGCGAGTGGTTTGAACGTTACGTCAAAGTTGACACGGATTTTGCATGGTTTCTCGGCGCGTGGTACGGGGATGGTTGCATTCAGACTGGACGAAGTACATACAAGTCACGAACTTACCGGGGCATCGCGTTCGCACAAAACCCAAACAATACTGGATTCGTCGACGAAATCATGAGAATTGGTCAGAAATACCTTGGAGTCCACGGGTGCATTTCCAATTCAAACTCTCGCAATTGTCTATCGATTTCTTTTTCCAACTCTGCCATTGGACATGCATTTGCAATTCTGTTTGGAATGTATTCGAGTGGCAAGTTCTTGCCGACATTCATGTACTCGTGGAGCCGGGATATGGTCTGTGCACTCATGGGCGGACTCGTAAGCAGCGATGGGTGTTGCAGCCTGAACGGTGGAATTGCTTTGCAGTTGACGAACCAACCACTCATTGAATCTCTGTTTCACCTCACGCGTTCCGTCGGTTTGGACACATCGATGACCAAGATGCATAAACCATACAGAGAAAGATTTCAAGCCATTGGACGTATGCAAATTCCGTGGATTCCTGAAATCATGAGGTGGGTCAAAAAGCATTACGCTGATGATAGACTTGATAAAACGGAACGGGCGAATACCACTGTCGAGATTGATGGGCACATTTTTCTTCGAATCGATTCTAAAACAAAAATTCAAGACGAACTTCCACAATTTGTTTACACACTGGGAGTGAAAGACGATCATTCGTATTCAGTCATGGGATTAATTGCGGAAAACTGTTTTCTCATCGCAAACAAAGGCGACAGCATCGACGGCATCTATGGGACAATCACGGAAGCCGCACAAATCTCGAAGTGGGCGGGTGGAATCGGTGTGCATATTTCGGACGTACGCGCGAAGGGGTCGCACATCATGGGGACAAACGGAACTTCCGACGGGATCATCCCGATGCTTCGCGTGTATAACGCCACGGCTCGGTATGTCAATCAAGCGGGGAAGCGCAAGGGATCAATCGCGGTGTATCTCGAGCCATGGCACGCCGACGTATTGGATTTTCTTGAACTTCGATTAAATCAAGGTGACGAGGAGGCGCGGTGCCGTGACTTGTTCCTGGCACTGTGGATCCCGGACCTATTCATGCAGCGAGTGGAGGAAGGTGGTGATTGGTCTCTGATGTGCCCGTCGGAATGCCCGGGCCTCACCGACGTATACGGATTCGAATTCAATGAATTATATACTCGATACGAATCCGAGGGGCGCGCCAAGAAGACAATTCCCGCGGCAGATATCTGGAAGGCGATCGTTAAATCTCAAGTGGAGACCGGCAATCCATACATGCTCTACAAAGACAGCATCAATCGTAAGAATGGACAAAAGAACTTGGGCGTCATCAAGAGCTCAAACTTGTGCGTTGCGCCCGAGACCAAATTATTGACGCGCGACGGGTACCAGACCATTTCCGAACTGAAGGATCGCGACGTGGACGTGTGGAACGGTGAAGAGTGGTCACCGACGGTGGTTCGTCAGACGGGTGTCGATCAAAAGCTTTTGACTGTGACGACCTCGCTCGGGTTCTCGCTTCGGTGCACACCGTATCACAAGTTTTATGTTCTTTCCGGCTCACACGAACGCAAGCCATTCGAATGCAAGGACGCCGTCGTCGTCGAGGCCAAGGATCTCAAACCTGGCATGTGCCTCATCAAACATGAGTTACCGCTGGTGGAAACGAGCGACCGAGAAATGAAGTACGCGTACACACACGGCTTCTTTTGTGCCGATGGTACAACGGTGCGAATCGCGGGCCCATCAAACCGCAGTGCAACCCACTACCAGCGCATAGTCTCCGTGGAGGATTTGGGTGAGTCCGCGGATACGTTTTGTCTTACCGAACATAAGCGACACATGTGCATGTTCAACGGTATCTTAACATCGCAATGCAGTGAGATTGTGGAGTACACCGACCCTGACGAGACCGCCGTGTGCAACTTAGCGTCAATCGCATTACCAAAATACGTTCAAGATGGAAAATTCGATTACCGGCGGTTGCACAACGTTACCAAAATTGTCACGAAAAACCTGAACAGAGTCATCGATAGGAACTTTTACCCAACGGAACCCGCGCGGAAGTCAAACATGAGACACAGGCCAATTGGCATCGGTGTCCAGGGACTCGCGGACACCTTTCTTCTCTGCAATTTGGCCTTTGACAGTGAAGAGGCGCGCACCATGAATGCGCACATCTTTGAAACGATTTACCACGCGGCACTCGAGGCATCGCACGAACTCGCACTCGTCGATGGATCGTATGAATCGTTTACCGGGTCGCCCGCGTCCGTGGGCATCCTTCAGTTCGACATGTGGCCGACGCCGGCAAAGTTTTCGAGGCGATATGACTGGGATAAAATGAAGCGAAGGATCCAGGAAGGTGGTCTGCGCAACTCACTTCTCGTAGCACCCATGCCGACTGCGTCCACGGCACAAATCCTTGGAAACAACGAGGCGTTTGAGCCGTATACGTCACACATTTACCTCCGTCGAACGCTTGCCGGTGAATTCGTGATAGTGAATAAACACCTCGTCAAGGAGTTACAGTCTATGAATCTGTGGAACCAACACACCAAGGACATCATCGTACGCGCGGGTGGGTCGATCCAGAATATCAAGGAACTTCCCGAAGAGATGAAGAACAAATATAAAACGGTCTGGGAGCTGTCTCAAAAGGTGATCATTGATATGGCGGCCGATAGAGGCCACTTCATTGACCAGTCGCAATCCATGAATTTGTTTGTTGAGTCACCAACCCTGGCGAAATTAAGTTCCATGCACATGTACGCGTGGAAATCGTCACTCAAAACAGGTATGTACTATCTGCGCAGTAAGGCCAAATCCCGCCCGATTCAGTTCTCATTAGAACCCGAATGCGAAGCGTGTGGAGCTTAGAGAATCGGTTGTAATTGAAACAAAGAAACCATGACCACGCTCAAGATCACCGAAGCCGCCAGCCAAATCTCGTTCAAGGAATATGCAAACAAGAAGATCGTCGTGACGAACGCGGATGAAGAGCTGTTTAAAATCGCGTGCCCGAGACTCTATATGCCGTTCGGGATGTCTTGCTTTGAATCACAATTCGGCGGCCCGCCCAAATACACCCTCGACTTCGCATTGACGGGGCACGACGAAGAAGGCTCGTTCGTGAAGAAGTTCTTCGAGGAATTCAGGCGCATCGAAGATCGCATATGCGATGAAGTGGCGAGTCAGAGCATCGCCATCTTCGGTGACGTGAAAACACCGAGCGAGATCCGCGATATGTTCACGTCTGCCATTCGCGACGAGAATGCCGGTTGGGCACCGAAACTTAAGGCGAAAATCGATGTCACAAGCGACGGCGACGTCTTTAAGACACCGATTTACGACGAGAATCAAGTACCGCTTCAAGACTGCCCACGCAAGGGCCTGTATGCGAAACACTCGGGGCGCTCGACACTCGAGTTGACGTCGATTTGGTTCTACGACGGTAAAATCGGCGCGCTCTGGAAAGTCAATCAATTGGTCGTCTACGCACCAAGCGAGTCGAAATTACCAGAATTCGCGTTCAGGAACATTTAGTAGTCATTCAGGGCGCCGTGTCGATCACGGCGCGCTGAAATGAGGGTTAGCGCGCGTTTTTAACATAAACTATCCATGTGTAAATCTCTTGTGCCTTTTTCAGCAGCTTACCACGCACGATGACTTGACGCGCGGGGTCCATGTCGAGTTCCTTTTTGGCGAGCTCCACAGCTTTGAGCCAGGCCTGCATGCTTGCAATACACCGAGATTATTTATTTCTTCGCCGCGAGTCGAGCACTGCGTCTGGTCGGAACCTTCGAACACACGGTGACGACCTTTTTCTTGCACACGGTCGCGCTCGCGTTACCGCCGTTCATGATTTCGTTCATGCGCTTTTTGATAGCCTTGTACTTTACGGTACCAACTTTGGGGATCTTTTGGAATTCACCCTTCTTGAATCCCATGATTTCCTTCATGGCTTGAGACCAGGCCTTGACAGCCGGGATCTTCTGGAGCCGCTTGCCATGAGCGCACTTCTTGGCTGAGATGACACCCCTCGGGTGCTTCGCGGTCTTACGCATCAATTGTTTGTTTTTACACGGGGCTGACATTGTTGTTGTACTGTTACAAGAGAAATTAATTAATCACTAAAGTAATCGTCCTCATCTGAATCGACCACAACGTCACACGGTGGTTTCGGTTTCAGCGGCCGACGCACGCGGACCTTGGGCTCGGGAATCCTTGCCTCGAGCTCATCCATGTGTCGACGGTAATACTCAACTTGGTCCCAAAATTCTCGGAACACGGGAAGAGATTTTTCCATCCACTCACGATCCCTCGGTACGTAACACACTGTGAATTGCGGGGGTGCCGGCCAGGTGATCTCGGACGGCTTGTACTGGACGAAGTACCCATCGTCGAGGTCGAGGATGTCCATGCAAAGTTGAAGCTGAGGCATGTAGTGCTCGGGCACGGTCTGACCGTCGCCGATGTCACGCATGAGTGGACACTTGATCTCCACTAGTGAATTTGAGATTTCCGTCACACCGTCCGGAGAACCACCCAGAAATTTGTGCACCGGGTGCTGCACGACACCGAATTCGTACACTTTACCAACTTCTGGGTACTTGCTCTCGAAGATTTCCCGCGCTTCATCTTCGTATTTCTCTCCGTGTTTCGTCGCCTCGTTGCCCGTGAATTTCTCACCGAGGCCGCACTTTTTCAGTAACAAATCGAATGGTTTCTGGTATTTGTTACACCCGAGCGCCGTCGCGGCATCACTCGCCGTGAGCATCCCATGGCGAAGATCGAGCCACGCTTGAGATTTTTGAGGAGGCGCATTTTTATCCAGTTCGATGAGTCTCGCGACGTTGGGGTGCATTGTGTGTACTACATTTGTGATCGAGTCTACTTCCTAAATAGCTTCGGGTTATCGAGAATGAATTTTATATCACCCGCGAGGCGGTCACGTATCGCACGGATTCGGCGAATGTCTCGAATCATGCGAAGACGGTGAAGGAGCTGGCTGCGTGTCCATCCACCTTGTTGGTGCGCCCTAAGCAGCGCAGACCGACGGCGAGTGTGGGAAAGAGTGGAAACCGACGTCGGGTTTGGTCCGGTCGCCGGTCCACCGTAGCCGAAATGAGACAATGGGCGCTTATCTATCTTATCCTGGCGCGCACGCGCCCTGCGTATTCTGCATACGCGCTTCGTCGGACACGGGGGTTTAGTGCTCATCACTTAACTTCTACGCAGATAAGATTCCGGCGGTGGCGGCCCGGGTGGTAGCGGAGGGAGTGGTGGCGGTGGCGGGGGAGGAGGCGGTGGCGGAGGGGGCGGTCGTGGGGGAGGTCCGGGTGGAGGATGGAAAAATGCGCGCGCCGCGAGCTGCTCGGCTTGTTTCTTCGATCGCGCGCTTCCCCGACCCATGAAATTCCCTTGAACGTACGCGTCGACGACGAACACGCCGTCGAAGTGTGACGTGACCCTGTAGTCCGGAAGGTCGACCGCGTTCGCCTGACAGTACCGCATGAGTCGATCCTTGAAGTTATCGTCGACATCTAAAACGGCCATGTCTACGATGTTCGGGTCGTTGTAAACCCGAAGAATAAACTCCTTCGCGTGTATGAGACCCAGGTCGCAGTAAATGGCGCCGACTAAACTCTCAAAAGCGTCTTCTAACATGGCCTTGTTTTCCACCCAACCATTGCGCATGCCTTTTTCGTCCATGATTATGAATTCATGTAGCCCGAGTTTCCTAGCGATCCCGGCGAGCATTTCGCCTCGCACGAGCTTTGTCCTAGCCTTCGTGAGAAAACCTTCCTGGCGATCCTCGAATTTATCAAACAGAAACTTAGTTATGACGAATCCTAAGACGCTATCACCGATGAATTCGAGTGTCTCGTAAGACTCTGTGAGTTCGTCAGGGTATTCTTTCAGGGCTGATTTATGGGTGAACGCTCTTTGGTACAAACTCGGGTCGCCGATCTTTGTACCAAGGAGACTCTCGATGTCCTGGCGGGTTATGAAGCGTATCATCGATACTTTGTCATTACACGATTTATTTTCTTAAGGTCGTTTGATTCACTTCTTGGATGGGTAGTGTTTGCTGAGGTACTTTTGAAGGTTCAAAAATGTAACCTCAACGCCGTCATCCGGTTGAAGAAGTTCACGAAGGACGTCGTCCATATTGATCTTGCGACCGTTTTCGACATCCTTCAGGCCGTTCGTCTTGATGTAATCGTTGACGAATTTAGTGACCTCGGATCTCGAGGCAGTCGAGCCTTGCGGAAGGTTCATGAATTTGAGAAGCTCAGGGGAAATTTCTTGTTGACGGTTGAAACCATTGTTCGCCGCGCGTTGCTTTCGGATTTCCCCTGTCGGGTCCTCGATGTGCGATTTGATCTTTCGGCAAATCTTTGCGAGTGACTTGACTTCGCCGCGAAGGCCCTTGATGTCGTTGGTGAGTTCTTCGATCGTGCTCATGCTTGTGTGTTTCCTGGGTATTGGTCATTGCTTTTCTCTAAGGCATCTTTCAAAAAGTATTATTAGAGAAGAGCCGTGACATCGTGGTAAGAAAACCAACAACATGCTGTACAGCACGCAACCGACTCAATCCGAAGATGGCACGTACTTCGTCAAGGCGACGACCAACGAGAAGCGCAAGAAATTCGTACAGATCAACAAGGCAATCGTCGTCGACGAATCTGATTCCGTCAGTGACGTCTCTCTGCAATTGCACGTGTCAGGCCTCGACAAAGTCTACGACGTCGATGCAGAAAACATTCAGGCGGCGATCGATAACTCCATCGGTTGGTTCGGTCAGCAAATGACGGAAGCGCAAATCAAACGCGCGTACCAGCCGAGCGCACCCGATGGCATTCTCGGGTGTGATACCATCCCGGCGACCAAAATTTTCAACTCGGAAATGGAGGTCACGGACAACAACTCTCTCACTGATGGCTCCAAGTGCAAAGTCATCGTCGAATTCAGTGGACTCTGGTTCGCGAAGAAGACATTCGGCCCGATCTGGAACCTCGTACAGGTCAAACTCTTCGCCGCACCGATCATCGACGATTACCCGGATGCGTACGCCTTCGAGGACACGGAAGACGAGGAGGAAGAAGCCCCAGCCCAGGAAGACCAGGGCGATGATGTGCTCGAAGAAGCCGAGCCGACGGAACTGGCGTGAAATAAAAATATGATTTAATACCATATACAAAACATGTTCAAGAGACTCATGTCCAAGAAGACCCTCCTAATCGTCATCGTACTCGCCGTAGCCTATGGTGCCTACATGATGCACGTCGGACAGAAGAAGTCGATGTTCGAGGAACAGGTGGAAGAGCCGACCGTCGTCGCCGAGCCGATGAAGGAGAACAACATGCGCGAGGGCACGGGCCTGGCGAGCGCTTTACTCCCGAAAGAAGTCGCCAAGGGAGATTTCGGTGAGTTTGCCCCGTCCGAAATGCTCGCGGGGCAAAACTTTTTGGACCCGCGACAACAGATCGGTTTCCCGGAGACCATCGGTGGCGCTCTCCGCAACGCGAACCAACAGGTGAGATCCGAACCGCCAGCACCAAAGCAATCCTACACCTGGAATAACTCCACGATCACCGCCGCGGATCAAAGGCGCGCTCTTGAATAGAAACTTAAAACTAGCAGTACAATAGCCAATACATATGTCCGAAGAACTCTCCATGACCGTAAACCGTCTCGTCGAACTGACCAAACAGATCGCCGAGGCCAAGAAGGATATTAAGATTTTGACGCAGGCGGAGAAAGCGCTCCGCGCCCAGGTGCAGGGCTCGATGGAAAAGAGCGGAATCGACGTAATCAATTTGAAAAAGGGTAAAATCAACCTGAAAAAGTCCAAGCGAAAATCGGGTTTCACGAAAGTCACTGTACGCGAAGGACTCACCAAATATTTCAATGGTGACGAACGGTCAATCGAAGGAGCACTCGCCGCGATTCAGGAAAATTTACCCACGAAAGAAGTCGCATCTCTCAGTTTGACTGGTATTAAAGAAAAGGACCAATAGATTTCAAAGATGCATCGTCATGGTATGGTCGCAGTATGTGTACGAAGCCACACACGGTTACGACGCATACTCGAGCGACGAGAATGACCAGGACAGTGGTGGTTCGAACGGGTTAACGATACACGACTTTCAGGACGCGTACGCGTACGAATTATACGATGTGTTTGGCGTCATCGAAACGCTTATACGAGACGCATATCTTGAACACGACATAAAGCCCGATTTCAACGAATTCGTTGAGTTGTGCTTCCACCAGTTCGAAGAGGACGACGACGAAGATGCCTCAGAAGAGTTTGAACACCTCGACCACGCCAGGTACATATTCAGTCGAGCGAAGAGTCTAGACCGAGCGAAGCTACTTGGATTCGTCACGTTTAACAATTTCATACGCTTTCTTAAAAATAAATATTGATGTATTGTAATACAAAATGCTCGATATTACCACTTCAAAGGTTGCCGTTCCCGCCTCGCTTTTTTTAGCACTCTCCCCGGGCATCGTCCTCAGAACCACCGGAAAGTCCGTCGCGTTCGCCGATGGCAAGACGTCTCGCGCCGCGGTGATGTTCCACGCCCTCGTCTTCTTTGCCGTTTACGGTCTCGTCGCGAAGGCGCTCGGTATCACGCTCACGAAGACGGATCTCATCGTGACGACGACTCTATTCATCCTTCTGAACCCGGGCGTTCTTCTCACTCTCCCGCCGAGAACGAAGGCCGGTTCCCTCGCGCCAGCGCTGACGCACGCAGTCGTGTACGCTGTCGTCTTCGCGTTACTCAGGAAGCAATTTCCTCAATACTACTGAGTAGGAGACCCATGAAACACCTCGTGCTCGGACCAGCGAGCATGGGTGCCTTCAGTCAGATAGGAATGCTCAAGCGACTCGAAGGGCGCTTGAAAGAGGTCCGTGAAATCAGTGGCAGTTCCGCGGGGGCTATCATCGGGTTCATGCTCGCGATCGGCTTGAGCGTGGACGAAATCACAAACATTGCATTCGATCTGGACATGAAAAACTTTTTAAACGTGTCCATCGGGACGTTTTTCAAAAAGTACGGCTTCGTCGGAACAGAACCCATCCGAGATCAGTTTGCTCACACGATAGGTAGGGACCCAACATTCGCCGAACTCGACTTGAAATTACACGTGGCTGCGTTTTGCTTGAACGACGCGACGACCGTGTACTTTTCCAGGGACACGCACCCGAACATGAAAGTCATAGATGCCATCGTGATGAGCATGAGTATACCGGTGGTGTTCGCCGCTTCGGTGTATGAAGGAAAGACGTACGTCGACGGTTCGACGACGGAGTTCCACCCAGTCGCACCGTTTTACGACAAGAAACCAAACGAAGTGACAGTCGTGGGTGTCAAGCTTTCGAAGGCGTATAGGGAGAGCATAGATAATCCAAGACAATTTGTCGAAGCTCTCGTCAGGAGTAGTCTCGCGAATAGAAACGTTCGCGTGCATCCCGAGTACACGCTTCACGAGTGCGACGTTGGTGAAATCAACATCTTTGATTTCAACATGGATTACGACGAAAAGGTGCGTCTATTCAATATGGGCTGGTCCGCAGTGGATCAAAAATTTCTAGGCTAATAGCACAAGGTGTGATGAGGCGAAGGACTTTATTGTTCGTGACAATTCTTGCGTTCGCCGCGTTAGTAGTTTTTTCAAAACGAAAATCGTACTACGAAGGCGATGGACCCATCCTCCGAATCACGGAGAATGGGTACGAAATCATCGAAAAAAAGAAAAGTGATAGCGAGAGCAAACCGAAAAAAGAGGAGTACCTCAGGGCACCAGACATGAAGAAGTGTTACGACGATTCCGAGAACAAACCCAAGTACTGCGAGAAACACAATCCAAAAGATGGATGGCCGATCGTGTACGATGTATCGATCGGCCCCTCCTTGTCGCGTGAGTACATGACGTGTCCAGGGGGTGGACACGATTGCTGGTACATCGAAAAACTTGATGAAAACGGCACCATGATTGACATCGTCGATAGGGATGGGAATAAATTACTCGAAAAGATGGCAGACGACGTGTGGAGCGGTAAGTGGGACAGTAAGTGGATCGCGGAATTGACAAGGCGTGACTTGCTTGTCGAACGTGACAGTTTACCGTGGTCAGCGCTCGAATACTACGCCGTTATGTTTGCCCGTCTGCGCGAGGACGGGGTCAAAAAGCCATCCAAGATTGAATTGAACGTGGCAGATAAAGTCATTCCAGCGGCGAAGAATGTGTGATTATTTTATAGGTTTAGATTAGGACTCACTCTGATGGACGTGTGCGATCCGAACGCGTCCATCAAAGAATTGCGAGATGCTGTCAGGCGAAACACAGGCCTAGACGACATCAAACTCACGAGAGAACAGATATGTGACATCAAGAGCAGGGTCGAGGGGGGTTTAATCCTCGCCCCTCCGCTCATGCTCAGTGCGGATCGCAAGTTCATGCGTGACCCAAAGTCACCGTTCTCGCGATCGGATTACGAAAAGCTTTTCAGGGCGGAAACGAAGCGCTCGTCACTCATGCGGTTGGCAAAGAAGATACGCATCGCCATCGATGAAGAGTCTGCGACGAAAGAGCAGATTGCCGATGCCATTCATTCAAAGCTTCGGCTCATGAAAATTTCGGAGCCTATCGAGCTCGCGAAGCGCACGAAGAAAAGACGTCGCGTCGCGCGTCGCGCGAACAACAGACCGACGAACTCTGCTATGGAAAACAGTAACAACAAAGAACTGACACCACCGCAGCCTACGCGAGCGAATGTGAATAATGTCAACACCAACAACAGACCGACGCCATCACCGCAGCCTACGCGAGCGAATGCGAGTGTCAACAACAACAACACCAACAAAAGACCGACACCACAAAGGCGACGCAACAACGTCGCCGCCATGAACAACAGACCTTCACCGCTACCACGTCGCGCCGCGAGCGCAAGACCGGACGGTAAATCTTTCTTCGAGCGATTGTTTGGTGGAAACGAGCCCCGGTCGTTCGAGGTGAATTCGCGCAGGCTCATGAATGCGAAGCGTCAAATGAACGCACGCGAGAATGCGTTTGAGATTCAAAAGCGAGAAACACAGCGTAAGATGAATAACATGCGAGACGCGAGTGAGAAGATCAAACGCGAACGCGATAGGTACGACGACGAACTAAAGTACCTTCGTCGCCAGCAGTACTCATCAAACGCTGAACGGAAGGCAAAGGAACAGCAGATTGCGCTCGTTCAACAAAAGCTTAGGAATAGTGAACTTAAGCTAGAAATGTCAGAACAGTCCAAGGACAATTTGAAAGCCACACTCAACGCACAGAAAAAGCAAATTGACGAAGCAAACGCGAAAATTGAAGCCGAAAAGCGGAAAATGCAAGAGCAATTGAAACAGGAGACGGAGAAGGCCCAGAGAGAGATCGAGAAACTCCAGGAACAATTGAGTAAAGGCGTGGATGACCCGAATGTGAAAAAAGAGTACGAGCGCAAGCTGAGTGAAGCCACGTCTGCATTTGAGGAGAAGATTCAAAATCTCGAAAGAGCGAGAGTCACAGAGAGGGAAGGCATAAAGACTGAACTCAAGGTGTTGCAAAGTAAGCTCGTCGCGGCACAGGATTCGACCGAGAAGAATAGATTAGAAAAAGAAGTGAAAGCGTTACAGGTGGAGTTACAAGAGGCCCTCAGAAAAGGCGAAAAGATAAAGCTCAATTTTAACGCAAAACTCAGGGAAGTAGAGAATAGCGTAAACAAGCGAAAACAACTTGAAGAGGTCAAGCAGAAGGAAGCGGAAACAAAGCTTTCCGAACTCGCGAACCAAGGGAAATTCGACGCGGCCAAAATCCCCGAAGCACTCTTGACGATTGGCGCGAACACTGACGTAGATAAGTTCGTGAAGAAGGTCGCCGATAAAGCGAACAAGCGCAGGGAAGAGACGGCCTTAAAAGCGCTGCGACAAACGGGCGTGGATGACGCATACATCAGGGCGTACATGAACGCCAGGAATCACGGGAAGTATTCGGACGTGAACGTGAACGACCTGACAAATAAGAGGGATAAGGACATGATTGTCGCGAAACAGCGGGCGAACATTGCGCCGCGCGGGTTCTTCGGCGGTAAGCAGAAACCAAAACTCGTCTACATCGCGAACGATAGGTATAACGAGGCGCTGAGTGCAATTAATCAGGCGAAAGCGCAAAAAGAAAACGCACAGCAGAAGGCACAGGAAGAGAAAGAAAACGCACAGCGGAAGGCACAGGAAGAAAAGGAGGCAATAGCGGCAGCCAGGCAGAAAGACGAAGAAAGTCTGAAGAACACCATCAACCTGACCAATGAAGAAAGAAAGCGAATCATGAAGAAATGGAGGCCCGGGTTCGACCTTAATAAAGCAGTCAATGCCGTGCGCGCCAAAAAGCTAGACGAAAGCAAGAGGGCTGAAGCACTGGAAAAGAAAAGGCTAGCAGAAGAGTCGAATCGAAACGCAGCAGAGCAGGCGCTGCGTAACATCGAGGATCTCACGAACGCGGAACGCGCTACCGTCATGAAAAAATGGAAACCAGGGTACGACGCAATGGCACAGGCACAGAAGATCGTCACGGCGAAGAAATCCGACGAACAGGCGCTCATGGCGATGAACATCACGAACAACGAACGCGCAAACATCATGCGTCGATGGAAGTATGGTAGTTGGACATTCGACGCGCGCAAAGAGGGGCAGAAAATCATAAGCGAGAAAGAGAAAAAGCACATCAAGAACCTCCGGGCGACGGTGGGTGGTCGATCATCCAAGGCGGGTCAGTGGAAGGAAAAGGACATTAGACGCGTCGCTCAAAAACTCGGCAAAGACGTGCGCGCACTCACGGTCAACGATCTTCGCGAGGCAAATGCCGAAGAGAAACAGGCGCTCTCGAACGCAACGGCCGCGAAAAACGCGAACCAGAGGGCGCGAGAAAAAGTCATGAAAAACTCGGGCAACGAACGCGTACTCACTGAGCGCGCGACCGCGATTCGGAACAAAATCATTCGAACACGAAACATTACCAATGCGCAAAAGGACAAACTCGTCAATGAAATTGGAAAGAACCTGAGAAGACCGAAGCGCGCCAGAAAGTGGTTAGACGACGCCGAAATAGATAAGCGACTCGCGAAGTTGCGGTCCGATGCGAAAGCGCGCGAACTCGCGCAGCGTCTAGGTGTCACGGAAAAGTTTGTCCGAGAGACAGCCGGGCGCGTGGGTAAGCCGGTGTACAATTTAATCCCGGCGAACGTGACGACCCAGAAACAGGCCAATCCGGAGGTCGTCGCAAATAAGGCCAAAAGAAATGCCGACAAACAGAAAAAACCGAACAGCATAACCATAAAGAAAAGGGAGAACGCTAAGAAAGAGCTCTCGAAACTAGCCGAACGAGGACTCTTCAATAGGACATCCATTCCAAAAGCGATCGCGACCATCACGGCGAACACGGACATGAGAGTTTTCATCAAGCAGTTCGAACGACGACAGTCAAAACCACGGGTAAAAACGACGGCGAGTGAAAATAACGCGTGGCGAAAGAAATGGAACAGTGCGCAGGAACAGGCCAGGCAAGCAAACGCACGCGAAAAGAAGACGGAGGCCAACAGACTGGAGGCTGAAAAGAAGAAGGAGGCCGCGCGATTGA